GGCCTGCTTCAGGGTTCTTCTGACGAGGAACTCGCGACGCACGCGGAGGAGCTGAAGAGCATGTTCGGCACCCCCACCAAGATTGCTGCTGTTGATCCCTCGCATGGCGCGGGTAATGGCGGTGGCGTAACGGGAATGACTACCGACGCCGCTTGGGCTGATTTGATGAAGTCGTCCGGAATCTACTAAAAAGGAACATAAATGGCTCAGATTAACGAGCTTATCCCGAATAGCACGAATGACCACCAGGGTCGTCTTGCATACGTGCCAGACAACCTCCTGCCAAAGACCATCACTAACGCGATGTTCGACAAGGCGCAGGAGAACTCTCTGGTTCTTCGTCTGGGTGAGCGAATCCCGATTTCCTACGGTGAGACCGTAATCCCGGTTCAGACCAAGCTTCCTGAGGTTGGTCAGGTTGGTACTGGTACCACGAATGCACAGCGTGAGGGTGGCACCAAGCCCCTGACGGGTGTTGCGTGGGACAGCCGGTCCATCCAGCCCATCAAGCTGGCTGCGATTGTCACCGCTTCTACTGAGTTCGCGCGTACCAACCCACAGGGCTTCTACACGAAGCTTCAGTCGGACCTTGGTAAGGCTCTGGGTCGAGGTTTTGACCTGGCGGTATTCCACGGTAAGCAGCCCCTCACGGGTGGTGCTCTGGCGGGTATCTCTTCGGCCAACGTGCTGAACAACACGACCAACGTTGTGAACACCGACTCGGTTACCAACAACACCCTGTACGACGAGCTTCTGACGGCGTACGAGATGGTTTCTACGGACTTCGACTTTGACGGTTGGGCTGTTGACACCCGTTATCGTGCGCGTCTGATTCGTGAAGGTGCGGAACGGGATGTGAATGGCAACATTCAGAACCCAGCGGCTCTCAACCTGAACACCACGCAGGGCTCCATTCTGGGCTTCCCGGTCCAGTATGGCAAGGCTGTTGTTGGTGACCTGGGTGCGGCTACCGCGACTTCCACGAAGATCATTGGTGGTGAGTTCAACCAGCTCAAGTGGGGCTTTGCCGACGAGGTAACCGTAAAGGTTTCTGACCAGGCGACCCTGACTGACGGTACGAACACCATTTCGATGTGGCAGACCAACCAGGTTGCTATCCTCATTGAGGTTACCTTCGGGTGGCTCGTGGGTGACCTGGATGCCTTCGTGAAGGTTACGAACCCATCGGGTAGCTAATTCGTAGGAGAAGGTCGCCGTCAAAGGGCGACGGGTTAAATGACAATGCCAGTGTCAGCCTTCTCCTTCACAAAGGGACCGCCAATGAAGATCGCAGTATTCACCTTTCGTGAGTATCACCGCCGCAAGTTCAAGGCGGGTTCCACGATTCAATGCAAGACCTGTTCCTGTTTTGTGTTTTACACAGGGAAGGGTTCACACCTGAAAAGGTACTGCTCCCTTTGCTTGGTAAAAGCGGATCAGGCTAACTCCGCCCGATACAGGGCAAAGTACGCAGACAAGTGTTCAGAAGCACGCCACAGGCGACGTGCTGCCAAGAAGGCAGTAGAGTCCGAATCGTTTACGCTGTCTGATGTTATCAACAAGTGGGGTACCGATTGCCATCTGTGCAATAACCCAATTGACCTGACGTTAGAATGGCCTGATCGGTTCAGCAAAAGCATGGACCACGTCATTCCAATCAGCAAGGGCGGACCTCACAAGTTGAGTAACGTCAAGCTGGCTCACTTGACCTGTAATCAAAGGAAGAGTGATAAGGTATGAAGGTAGCTTGCTTCGTTCATTTTTACATGCCCTATCGCTGTGCTGGCTCGGAAACGATGCTACACGCCATGTGTAAGGCACTGAAAGACAAGGGGCATGAGGTTATCGTGTACGCCACGGTTCTTCCTGAGGCCCCTCCGTATTACGAGTATGAAGACATTCCCGTTCATGTTACTAACGTGGTGTATGCCAAGCAGATGATCGAGGCCTGGAGCCCCGACGTCATTATCTCCCACCACGACAACACAGACAGGGCTGCTCGTATTCACCAGAGGACCGGCATTCCATTTGTCTTCCTCATGCACAACGACTTTCCGGAGACACAGACCAAGCTTGACTACAAGCCCAATCTGGTTGTCTTCAACACCGATTGGATGGCCTCGAAGTTCAAGGGTAAAACCACGAACCACATGGTCTTGCATCCACCCGTTTTCCCAGATCAGCACCGAACCATTCCAGGAGAATGTGTCACGCTGGTAAACCTGTCGGAGAATAAGGGTGCCAATGTGTTCTACGAACTGGCTAGGCGAATGCCTGAGATTCAGTTCCTAGGCGTGGAGGGTGGTCACGGGCCACAGATCATCAGGAATGATCTCCCAAATGTGACGATCCAGGAGCAGACCCCGTACATGAAGAGGGATGTTTGGTCGAGGACCAAGATTCTTCTCATGCCGTCCATCTACGAATCTTATGGTATGGCTGGTGCAGAAGCTCTGGCCTCTGGCATCCCCGTACTAGCACATCCAACACCAGGACTCATCGAGTCCCAGGGTCCTTTTGGTCATTACATTGATCGAGACAACATCGATCAGTATCAAAGTGTAATCCAGAAGTACTACGACTCTGATATTTCATACAATGCTGCTTCGGGATTGGCCCGTAAGCGGTCACAAGAACTAGACCCAACGCCTGAGTTGGCCCTGTGGGTCCGAAAGATTGAGGAGTTGGGCGATGCCCGGATTGATTAAGCTGATCGGGTTCCATGGTTCGGTGGTGTTCGCGACGCCTGAGAAGGCGGAGAGGCTCATTGCCATCCAGGGATACCAGGTAGCACCTGAAAGTGCCCCAGAAGCCGTCTCAGAGCCAGCAACGGCTACTCCTGCCCGCAAGGCTGGCCGACCAAAGAAGGTATAAGTGAAGAGCGCGCCCATTAAGGGTTACCGGGACCTGTCTCAGTCTGAGATTGACCTGATGAACAAGCTGAAGGATGTTGCCGTAGAGGTAGGCAATTGGGTTGACATCGTTCTGGATGACCCAGACACCGATAAGAGGTGGGCAAACATTGCCAAGACGGATCTCCAGAAGGGCTTCATGTCCCTCATCCGAGCGGTAGCACAGCCGGAAACGTTCTAAGGAGTTTGAATGGCCTATGCAACTGTTGCAGACGTAGAAGCAAGGCTGGGTAGGTCACTCGATACGTCCGAACAGACGATTGTTAATACCCGGCTAAACGATGTTGAACTTCTTATCCGAAACAAGATCCCCGACCTGGACTCCAAGATTTCTTCGGGTGTAATCGATGTTGAAGTTCTCATCATGGTGGAGTGTGAGTCGGTTCTCCGGCTCATCAAGAACCCAGATGGCTACACCGCAGAGACTGATGGCAACTACTCGTATCAGATTTCAGCCAAGGTAGCTTCTGGTCGATTGGACATCCTGCCAGAGGAGTGGGCGCTACTGGGGATCAAGAGTGGTGCATTCACCATTCGACCTGACCTTAGCCCTTACTACACCAACTGTAGCTACCCTTGGGAGAATGTAAGCCGCCCTTTTGCTGATTTCCCGGCATGGGATAGGACCGCTCACCCTTGTTGGTGTGAGTTCGTGACGGGAGATATCAAGTGTCCTTGCTAGATCGAGGCAGGGAAACCGTTATTGTATTCCCTGAAGAAGTCTACACAGACCCAGATGGCAATGTCCTTCGTAGGCCTCAAGCCACAGGAATCACCGTGAGCAATGCAGCAGTTCAGCTCATGGCACAATCTGGTACGTCCAGCCGTCGCTCTGAGCAGGACAACGAAGGCCTAGAAACCGAAGAGGTCTACAGGCTGCGCCTGCCACGATCCTATTCAGGCCCCGTAATCGGGGCTCATGGTCGTGTGGAATGGCGTGGTCTTTCATGGTCCGTAATTGGTAAGGAACGTCGGTACAACGGCTCCCCCAGGACTGGTCACATCGACTATACCCTGAGGAGGAACTGATGGCCAACAAGGTTACGATCACCATGTCGCAGCATGAACTGAACAAGAAGCTGTCCATGGACGACAAGGTTCAGGAAGCTCTTGAGTCTGTGGCCCGCCAGATTTATACGGCTGCGTCCAGGGACCTTGCAGGGCACCGTAAGACTGGTGAACACCAGATCGAGATCTCCAAGGTTCGCAATGTCAAGTACGGTCACATCGACTGGGTTGTATCTATGACGGGTGAGAACTCTGTTTCTGTTGAGTTTGGTCACTGGGATCGAACCCACAACCGCTATGTTGGTGGTCTGTACATCATTAGCAACGCCATGTTTGCTGCGAGGTTCTGATGCCGCCAATCACACGTAAGATGAAGAGGATCCAAGAAGTGGTTCTTCCTCTTCTGAGGGACCGCCTTGACCCTTCTATTGAAGTGGTCTCCTGGGGTGCAGACATCCTGGACCGCACATTCCCGTACATCATGATCCGAAGGCTAGGAGGGCTACCGGTTGACGTCGATCTTCTTGACCGACCAGTTATTGAGATGACCGCCTATGGCCGTGAAAGCCTAGCCGCCACAGAAGATTTGTATCTGGACGCCCGACAGGTCCTTTGGGAAGCCTGGAAGAACCAGACGGTAGTTCCCACAAAGGGATACATCCACTCGTATTTCGAAACCCTAGGACCCACCCAGTTCGACTCCCCATGGGACGACACCTGGCGGATTCAGGGCCTGATCCAGTTGGGCCTACGCCCGGCGAAGAATTAGTCAAAGGAGTAAGCCCAAATGGCACTTAATGATGCAGCGGTGGTGACTCCTGCCGTAGGTTATATCTACGTTGCAGCGGTAGACACTGCTTCCCCAACGCCTGCGCAGATTGAGGCGTTTGATCCAAACACTGGTATTGTTGGTTGGACTCAGATTGGTCACACCTCGCGTGATGACCTCCCTGTTTTCGGCTTCGATGGCGGTGAAACCGAAACCCGTGGCACCTGGCAGAACGCTTCACTGAAGCGAGTTGTAACCGAGGTTGCTGCTGACTTTGTTACGTTCAATGCACTTCAGTTGGACGAACAGGTTCTGGCGTTCTACTACGGTGAGACCTCCCCTGGTTCTGTCGTAGGTAAGTTCGATGTGAACAACGCGGCTACTGCTGGCATTGACACCGCACTTCTGATTGTCATTGTTGATGGTTCGACCAATGTTGGTTTCCACGCTTCTAAGGTAACCATGGGTCGTGAAGATTCCATTGAACTGGCGGTAGATGAGTTCGCGGCTGTGCCGCTGCGTGCTGACATCCTCAAGAGTGGCTCTAACCCACTGTTCTCGTGGTTGTCGTTCGATACTGGTGTAAACCTCACCTAAGCCATCTGTGATGGCCTAGTGGAACGTCTCCGACGTTCTACGCTAATAGGTTTGGAGGGGGTAGTTCCTGGCGGACCCTGCTACCCCCTTCTTTTCTCATAGGGTCCGATTCAACGATTGGGTTCGCCAATGTCAAACGTATTTACACTTGAGTCCCTCAACGATGAGCTTGAGACCAAGTATGGCCCGTTCAAGTTCCAGGCGGGCAAGCAGGAGTTCACTCTCCCTCCGCTGCTGCGGCTGCCAGAGACTGAGCGTGATCTGGCCATTAACCTTCTCAAGCATGCCGACGAGTCCGACGAGGACTTGAAGTCGGTACAGACCTTGCTGGAAGACCTCCTCCGTGTGGTTGTACGAGATGGTAAGGGAGATGCTCTTCTGGATGTACTGAACCACGACCTGCTGAGCATGCAGATCATCATTGAGAAGTGGACTGCTAAGACTCAGCCGGGGGAAGCGTAGCCCTCGCTAAGCTCCTAGACGAGTTTGGTGAGGCTATTCTCGCTGATTTCCAGTCCGAATATGGACTGAACCTTGTACGTGAAACAGAGCAGGGTATGAGCCCTGCTCAGATTATTGTGTTGATCCGGCAACTTCCCCTGGAATCCCGAACCGTGGCAATGCGCCGGGGTGGAGAAGACTTCCTGGGTTGGGGCGTGGATCGATATATGCAAGCTCAGCTCCTCGATGCAGTGCAGATGACTACACATGCCGTGGTGCAGAGCAACAGCAAGAAGAAGGTAAAGGCTCCGAAGCCTGTTTACCGACCGGGTAAGAAGCCTAAGGTGGCAAACCCGTTTCGAACCAAGTTGGAAGCAGCTAAGCGAGCCAAAGGAGGGTAAACGTGGCTAAGGGTCCTGGCGGCTTTTCGGTAGGTCGCGTATCTGTCAAGGTCGTCCCGGACACCTCAGACTTTCGTAAGACACTCATCCGGGAACTGAAGGCAGCCGTAAAGGGTGTCGAAGTTGAGATTCCTGTTAAGATCAATGCAAAGACCGCACTTGCTCAGCTCAAGGTACTGGACCAGATTCTCAAGAAGGTTGACCGAACGGTCACCCCAAAGGTGGATCTGAAGACCAGTGTCAAGGGGGGCGGTCTGGACGAGCTAAACAAGAACCTAGACAAGCTCAAGAGTGGTGCTGACGGAGCATCACAGGGCCTGGGGCATATGTCTCGTGCCCTGCTCATCACAGTGGCCGTATTTCTACTGGCCGCACCTCTGATCGCCCTTGTGGCTACACTATTGGCAGGTTTGCCATCACTACTCTTGGCGATTCTAGCCCCCATTGCTGCTGTGTCACTGGGCATGGAGGGCTTTTCTAAGGCTGCTGAGAAGTTTCAGCCCACTGTTGATCGCCTGAAGAAGAGTTTGTCGGCAAACTTCCAGGATGGTTTGACCCCCGTGTTCGAGAGGTTGAATAAGCTCGCTCCGACACTGGACAAGGGCCTCAATCGGGTCGCGGATGGTGTGATTCACATCCTGGACCAGCTCAGTATGCTGCTGACCTCCACCGAGGGCATGGCACAGATCGAAAATGTGCTGTCCAATATTGGTGTGTTCCTCAAGGATCTATCTGTTTTCATCAACCAGTCTGCGGCTGCGTTTCTGAAGCTTGCTTCTGTCGCTTCTGACTCATTCGGCATCTTGTCTGCGACTCTCAACAGGTTCTCAACCTCGTTCCTGGAGATGACCAATAGGATTGCTGACTCTGGGCAACTCCGTGCCGCCCTTGAAGGCCTTAACAAGGTCCTTGACTCACTGCTTCAGGGTTTTGTGAAGCTCTTTGAGGCCGGTATAAAGTCCATGGCAGTGCTGGGCGGCCCGATGGCCGACTTTATCAACAGCTTTATTGACCTGATCGTCATTTTGATGCCGATTCTGACCAAGTTGTCAGAGGTTGTGTTCAATGTGCTGGGTCAGGCATTTGAAAGTCTGGGTCAGATCTTCGCTGAGCTTCGCCCAGGGCTTGAAAAGTTCTTGGACTTGGTCGGCACCCTGTTGGTTGGTGCCTTGAAGGCACTGACCCCCATTTTGACTGCTGTAGCAGACATTCTGAGTGCTGTGTTCCTTAAGGCACTAACGGCTATCGAGCCATACATCCCGGTTTTCCTGGACTTCTTCACGAAGTTGGGCCAGTTGATCGGTGAAGTATTGCTTGCGGCTTTCCAGTCTCTTGAGCCTTTGCTGGACATGTTCCTTTCGTTCTTCGTCTCGCTTCTTGAGGCTATTACCCCTCTCCTTCCTTCGCTGTTTGAGTTGGTAACCGTAATCCTTCGGGGCTTTGCTGACATCATGGCAGAACTGGCTCCTCGACTGGCTGAGGCTGCCAAGGAATTGCTTCCGCAGTTGCTCCAGATCGTTAAGGACCTGGTCCCAATCATCTCCGACTTCATTAAGGTCCTGATTGAGGTCTTGCCACCACTGGTGGACTTGGCTATTCAAATCCTTGATGTAGTGATCCCGGCGATGACCTCCTTGGGTGCCATTGTCGAAGAGGTATGGCCTTCTATCAAGCAGATCATCGAAGGTGCGCTTCTTTATATCCAGGGTCTTGTTGACTTGGTTATGGGTGTGATCACGGGTGACTGGGATCGTGCCATGGAGGGCCTGAAGAAGATTGCTGATGGGACAATGGAGGCCCTGAAGGGCCTTGTCAAGCTCGGGCTTACGGCAATCATTGACTTCTTCATTGGCCTGCCAAGTCGCATCATTGGCACCTTGACTGGATTGCCTGCGGATATGACCCGATCGGGTCGTGCAATGATGCAGGGTTTGATTGATGGTATCAAGGCCATGGGTCAGACTGCCATCAATGCTGCCCTTGGTGTTGTGAATTCCATCCGTAATCTGCTCCCGTTCTCTCCTGCCAAGACAGGTCCGTTCTCCGGTAAGGGCTATACGCTCTATTCGGGTATGGCTCTCATGGAGGACTGGGCCAAGGGCATCAAGAAGGGTGGTGCTGCGGCGCTGTCGGCTGTTGATGGTGTTGTGGGTGCCACGGCGGGTGCCATGGAAATGGAAGCCAACATCGCTGCGGATGGTTACGGCACGATTGGTGACAAGATTGCTGCTGTGCTCGCACAGTGGGGCATCCAGATTGATGCCAATGGCCTTGCTCGAATGGTAAACAACGTCAACCAGAAGAATGCACGGAGGTAAATCATGGCGGGTGAATGGTACATCGGCCCTGCCGGTGACCTGAAGCAACTCGTCTGCCCTGAGATCAGCCTCTCGGTGTCAGATGTCAGGTATGGCGGTGTCCACCAGGCTATTTCGGGTGCTCGGATTATGGATGTGACCGGCACCAAGCAGGACATTACGCTTGCGTTTACGTTTCTCGACGAATCTGATTATCGGTGGCTCCAGGCTCTGCAAACACGACACATCCCAGGGCCTCACCGATTGATCAGTCCTCTTCGTAAGAATCGCCTGTCTGTTCAGGCGGCTGCTTTGAATGCCCAGGCTTCTATTCGTCCTGGTGTCAAGTTGTCTGCTGGTTCGTGGGACTGGGTCAATGACTGGCCCAGTGCTGCTGGCTATGGCATGCGATCTTTGAGGTGGTTTGGCCGAACGGCCTCAAGTACTTTGAAGTTGGATGTTGTTCAGGGTACCCCACTCTTCCCACTGGAACAGTTCACCGGTTCTGTCTACCTCAAGGGTGACTCGGCTATCGCATCCGGATCTCTCACGGTGGACTACTACGATCGGTATGGAGTGTTTCTCTCGTCTGCGACCCCTGAGGCCGCTTCTGTGACCACGAGCTGGGCTAGGTACACAATCACCCGCACGGCTCCTGCCAACGCGGCTACGGCCGTTCTAGGGGTCACTGCGACGGCAACAATCACCATGCGAGTGGCAGCAGCTCAGCTAGAGCCTGGGTCCTCTGCGTCGGCATGGGATCAGGGTGGAGGTGCACCTCTGGTGCTGGTGGATCAGCTTCCATCAACCTCTCCTAGGTTCCCACTCATGAATTGTTCTATCACGCTATTGGAGGCGTAAATGCAGACCCAAGGCGGGGCAGCGGCGGAGGCCGCTATTGTCTCCGGGGAACGCCGTTTTCATGTACGCCTTTTGGCAGACTGGAATGACAACGGGTTGTACGACCACGCACTGTCTGACCTGTCTGGTTTTGTAAAGTCGGTAACCACGGACCGCTCCCTTAAGGGCGGTCTTCCGGCAGACATCACCCTGATTCAAGGTTCTGGTGCTGCTGAGATTGATATCCAACTTTCAGGTGAGTACAACGGACTCCCTTTTGTCTCAGTTTTCTCCCCCTACCAGACCTTGTCCCCTTTCTGGAACTCAACCCCGGTTGGTACCGAGATCAAATATGAGATTGGTGTTGAGGTTCTGGACGGCACCATCTATTGGTACCCCCAGTTTGTTGGTAACATCCGAACGGTAACCCCCGACAGGGGCTCTGGCTATGTCAATGTCACTGCACTAGACCGTGTGGAGATGCTGCGTAGGCCTGTGATGTTCCCAGCATGGGCTGTCTATGAATATCACGTGTCCCGTGGTGTTGTTCAGTCTTTGCTCACCGACACTCAGTGGGTTATCGACCACTGCCTTCGAGAGTGTAAGGTTTCGCCTACACCTCTTCGTCCTACCTCTCGTGAGGAGAACGGACTTTCGGAGACTGACGTAACCGGCCCTCAGATCTGGATCAACGGTACAGGCGGTTGGCTTCCAAGTATTGGTTGGTGTGACAACTGGAACGTAGTTGAGTTCCCCGACACCGAGTCAACTGGTATTCCGATGTACATGACTTCTGGTGCGGTACACCCATCATCTCCAGAGCCTACGACTAAGCCGCTGGCCTTTCATGCCATGCAGACCGCAGGAAATGACCACTCCAAGTATTGGTGCACCAACCGAGATCAGATGACCCCACAGGGTATCCAGGTTCTTGGGTGTACCTTGATCACCTCGGGTGCCAACGGCACGTACTACCAGACCGCTGACAAGTTCGAGCTTCTCCAGGTACGTATCGGATCTACCTATGTTATCTCGGTGTGGCTGGAAGATGGGCAGATATGGAGTGAGCATCTAGATGAGACTCTCGCCATTGTTAAGACCTCTTCCAAGGTAAACATCCCCACCACAGAACCATTCGTGCAATGCAACATTGTGTGGGATGCATTCAATGCAGCGGGTCCCTTGGTATATGTGTCGGCTGGTGTCAACACCAATAATGCTGGTAACTACGAAGATCTGGGTGCGGTTTACACCCACATCGGGGGTCGTACCGATGAGTTGAAGGGCTTGTTTACCGTAAGGCGACAGGTTGCGCTTAACGACATTAGGTATTCATCTACCAACTTTGGTAACTTGACAGTGGCTCAGTCCCTTACGTGGGGTTATCGATCGGCTTCGTACGTGGCTGTACTGGATCAGGGCTCCAATGGGATCTCATACATCCCACAGCGTAAGGCCGATGACGCATGGAATATTATCTCGGATGTGGCGTCCAGTGAGTTTGGGGCAGTCTTCTGGGATGAAAACGGAGTATTCCGATTCTGGAATAGTGCTCGACTTGGGTCGCTCAAGTCCACCATTGTTCGAGAAATGTCGCTAGACGATGTGACTGGTCTTCGGATCACCAACACGCTCGACTCTGTTCGAAACATCTGGTCGGTAGATGCTGGCAAGAGGATTGCACCCCAGGGTGTGACCTTCGAGGCGTCCAGTGTTGACGAGTTCTATGTGCCTGGTGGCACTGAGAGGTTTTTCAGGTTGTGGGAGGACTCGGTTCTCTCTCCTAACCCTGGGAAGCTACCAAGGTATTCGTCTGTGGCGGGTACCTTCCCCGAGTGGACCGACGATGTAATTCAGGGCTACGTGGCGCAGTGGTGGAATGGCTCAGACTGGGCAGAGGATGAAGGCAAGATCTCGGGTATTGACATCTATTCTTACTTCGATAACGAAGGAAGGCTGGTAGTCAAGATCTGGAATGGTTATGCTGAAGACATGCGGTTGGCCACGAATAATGACCAGCCTGCTATGCGCATCGAGGGCACGGCGATCCACACCAAGGATAACCAGGTCACCGTAACCAAGGACCTGAACTCCATTGCCAAGTGGAAGGGTCGTAATATTCGACTCTCCGGTGACTGGTATCAGGAGCACTATAACTATAAGGGTATGGTCAATACCCTGATCCAGAGCACCAAGGAACCTACTCCAACCACCGATGCTATCACCATTGCTGGTGACCCCCGGTTGCAGTTCGGCGATACTGTCCGAATCAATGACAAGTATGGCCTGGGTGAGAGCTTCAACATTCAGATCTACGGCATCCGTCGTACCTTTGATGTTGATACAGGGCTCACCGATAACCTAACCGTTCAGCTTATTGCCCCAGGTGGTATTTGGGATGACGCCACTTACGGAATCTGGGAACAGACCTTTGTTTGGGGACCGTAATGGCAATTGTGCCTATGGCAGATGCGGTGGCTGGCCAGATTGCCAGCTCCACCGAGTACAACAAGATCATTGATAACGTCATTGACCTGGATACACGTCTTACCGGTATTGGTGGAACCCGGTATAACATGGAGCGCCGTCTTAATGCCACCACTTCAATCACTTCGGGTGCCAACACCAAGGTTCCATTCGATACGTCTGTCGTAGCAGGTTCGGGTATTACATACACGGGTGGAACTACCCGGTCTTTTACCCTGACCAATGCGGGTGTCTATCAGATTACGTCAAGCCTGCGGCTTGCCACATCTTCGGAGTGTTATTTGTGGGCAGCACCCACGGCAAACCAGTTTGCCGATCACGGTAAAACTTCCATCCCCAGTGGTTCACTGAACATTGGGATGAGTACGTCTGTCCGTGCAAGCGCTGGGGAGGCTTGGTCAATCTGGACGTGGCTGGGCACCACCGTAAACCTTGCTCGCGAAGGTGCCAGTACCAACGCCCCTTGGGTGAAAATCGAATATATCGGACCACTCTAATGGGTGAGGTTATGGTTGAGAAGCATGAGATAGGGATCCCCGAATTGTATGGTGAGGTAAGACTTATCGGGGATAAGTTGACTGAGTACATCAATAGACAGGATGTTAGTTCCACCAGTCTGACACACCGCGTAGCGGAGTTAGAAAAGGACCTCGCAGAAGTCAAGGCATGTCAGCAGTCAGACAAGGCCCAGCGTGCTCAGACATCCCGCCAGCTATGGATGGCAACACTCACCGCCTTTTTCTTCCCGTTAATCCTGTTGGGTATCGGGTTGGTCATTGCAAGATAAACAAATAAGGAGTCCGCATGTGGACCGTTAGCTATTGGAAGCAGCTCGTAGAGGATGCCGTGCAGGCAATTGCCGCTGGTGCCCTCTCTGTGCTGGGTCTGGACGTGCTTGACGTCTTCAACGCCGACTGGAAGGCAGCCCTGGGTGTAGGCCTGGGTGGTGCTGTACTGGCCGTCCTGAAGGGTATTGCCGTCAAGAACGTGGGTACGCCACAGACCACGTCTGTGGTAAAGCAGGACGCGTAATGTGTTGTGCTCAGCTCGTGTGTCGTTGCCCTTCCTCGTGTAGTTGCGGGTGTCCTGGGTGCGATTGCACGGGACCGGTTACCGACCTCTATCGCTGATGAAGAAGAGCAAGAAGAAGCGGCGTAGGCCTCAGAAGCCTAAGCCGAGGTACTAGTCGTAGTTGCTTTTGCAAATGTCTTAAGCCAAAAAGAAAAGCCCCCTCTGAGTTCCCATTACGGGTTCCCGGAGGGGGCCATTTCTGTGTCTATCAGTAGTGGTGGTGCGTGATGGATGCCTTACGCCTCTTGGACCGGATGAGTGTCAGAGGGAGCCACACGAATGCTCCCCACAACCCGAACGTGCACAGGGTCATGATGAGGTGGAACGTGTGGGCAGTGTTCTTCCTCGTGTATGTCACCGATGTTCGAGGCTGCTGGTAATGCATTTACTTCCTCCCAGGTCGTAACGCTACGTGCCAGTCATGGGGCATCCTACCACCATTGTCAACCCATACGACACGTTCGACCCCAGAACCCCAGATCAGTTTCCAGCACCAAGAACAAGGTTCCCGAGTTACGTAGAGCGTAGACCCCTGAAGGTCTTCACGTCGGGTGTAGAGAAGCGCATTGGCTTCTGCGTGGATGGCAACACAGTTGTCGTAGGCGGTGAGAGGAGCCACATCTGAAACTGCCCTAGGGCATGTGCCACATCCCGCCATTCCAGCTGGTGCACCGTTGTATCCCGTTCCTGCTACTCGGTTGCTACGGTCAAGGACCACTGCACCAACTTGAGACCTAGTGCAGTCTGAGCGTGTTGCCACAACTTCAGCAATGCCCATGCCGTACTCGTCCCAAGTTGGTCGTGGAGGGAGCTTAACGACTCCGGGGTAATCAATCGTCACAGTACCTCAGGGTCGAGTTCAGACTCCTTGAAGAAGGGGCTTGAACCACGAACACCATCCAGCCACACGCTGATTGGACGCTCGGGGGTTGCACCCTGATCGGGGTCACCAATGCTGACGATCTTGCCATGCTTACCGAAGTAGGGCTCCCACTCCGTGAAGGTCTCGTTCACAATCACACGATCCCCGACTTCAAATGCCATTGTTTTCTTCCTCTTTCTATTCTAGCGTGACAGCCCCGTTGGCTGCCTCACAAACTTCCTTCAAGAAATCCTCGAAGTCGAAATACTCGCGGTCGTACCACACCGACTGACGACCATCGGTCCAACCGGTGATGGATACGTGAGCACTGACATCGGAAGAACAACTACAGCCGTAGCTCTGCTCCGCTTCAAGCTGAACATTAATACTGTCCAGCTCCAGGGTGTGTCCAGAAAACAGCTTGTGTTCCAGCTGCTTGGCACCCCAGGCCTTCAGGGCATCGTCATACTTCATTGTGCTCCTTCACAGGAGGGGGATTAGTGGGGCAGGGCATTCCGGGGTGAGCCGGACCCGTGCAATAAGGGCAAGAAGAACCCATGCGTAACTCCTAGCACTCGGGGCAGGCGGACACGCCATCAATGGAACAGGAGGCGCTCTTACAGCGCCAACAACCTACGCAAGGCATGGTCAGTCCTTGGGATCAAGCCAAGGAATCGGATCTTCCCTGGGCTCTGGAACCGGCTTGGGCGGAGGTGGACACGGGTTTGAGGGTGAATGGGAGCCCATGCAGTGTGGGCAATAGGGTGTTCCCTTGCCTGCCATCAGAGTTCTCCTGGATCTACTCGAATCAACTCATACGGATTGATCTCGGTGGAGGAAGCACCACGAATACGGTAACACTTCAGGCCTACAAACGTGGTCTTTTCCTGGAAGTACTTCTTCAACCAGTTCTCAAGGTTGTACCTCTTGGTGTAGGCACATTTGATGTCCAGGACATCATTAACGGGGTCCCACTCAAGGGCTAGATAAACGTAGTCCATTCACTTGTCCTTCCGGGCCTGCTCTTCACGAGCGGCTTCCTTCAAGCGTTCGACTACGTCAGCCGCAGGGGCATCCGCCAGCTGCTTCTCTTCATCGGTTGGTTCAGTCATTCGTGCTCTCCTTGTCCTGTTCGTCTTGCTGCTTCTCAAGAAGGTCTTGAAGGTCTTCCAAGGCCTTCTCCCAGATCATGTCACGATCTGTCATGCTTGTTCACCCCAACTTCGTCCAGTACAGGTTTCCGCACACTTACTGGCATCACGGCCTCCGCATCGATCACATACCCACTGAGGCCCATCCATGCTAACTCTGGTCCTTCAGAGAACCCGGATCAGAGTCTTGGAGGACCTGTCGGCACTCTTCGTTGTACTTCTCATTGGTTCTGTTGTGGGTTGGACCGGGGTCAAAGCCGTCCATACCCGGCTGAGGGTTCGACATGTCCTGCCTCTTTCGTCGTATTGGTGTCTGACAGGCCCGTAGAGGGCCTGAAACTGTCGTACCCATCCCATCACACCAGGAGACAGTCCCAGGCCCTTACAGGCCTACTCAGGGTTCATGTTGTCGGGATTACTCCCACACGCAGCCTCGTGTGCTGCGATGATCTCAGATCTGAAGGGGTTGCCACAGTATTGGCAGGTTTCCATCTTAATCCTTGGGCGGTCCAGGGCAATTGTGGTTCTCCAACGCCGTGATTGTACCAAACTTCTGAAGACAGGTCTGACACTCAATCATTCATCCTCCTCGTCGGTTGCGGGCGGGTTGGTGCATGCCCGACCGTGTGAAGCCCATCCTTCGGGATAATAACCTCCACAGTCATCACACTTTGTCTGGCCCTGGGTGTTGAAATCACCAACCGGGTTACGACTGTTGTACCAGCTCACCAGATCTGAGGTCCCATCTTGTCGTCATAGTCCTTCAGGAAGTTGTAAACGTCTTGGTTCCACCTTGCGTCATTCAACGCGTGGTGCTCCGAGGAATCCTGTTCTGGGAGCTCGGGATTGCCAAGTCGAACCGCTTCCTGCTTCAGGTCTAGCGTATAGAAAGGAATACCCTCCGGCATATCCACCATTCGGCCGAACAACTGGGCAAGCACTACATGGTCGTAGTCTGCATAGTAGCCCCACAACTCGTTGTTGTACCTGCCTTTACCAGTCAGGAAGGACTCGATGTGTTCCGCCATATGATCTTTTCGCATACCATACAGGTATGGGTCCAGATGAGGACGGACGTTCTTCTGAAGCCAGTGATCTGATGGAACAATCTTCCAATCGAAGTCACCATTTTCCTGGTAGAACTCCCGACCATCCTCCGCGACAATACCGAAAGAGATCAGGTGGATACGTTCACCATCCTCGTAGAACTCGGTGTCGTAGAAGAACCTCACTGGACTACCGCCTTAACTACGTTGGTGGTTGGGTACAAAAAGATGGCTCCATCGGTATCGACAACCAACAGGTAACCATGTGCGTGCATATTTACCGAGTCTGCATCCTCTACGAAGTGAACATCCACGTCGTAGGTTTCCTGGATGCTCCGCTTAGGAGCAGCAGGTGGTGTGTGATGAACCACCTCGGTAAAGCTCTTGAAGTGAACTGTGGCCTTCACAGCACCTCCACCTCACCAACCGGACGACGAACCGCACGGTATTCCTGGTCGCTCCTGTAACCATATCGAGTAGCCCTGAGCTGAGCCAAGGCGTTGTTAGCGCTGGCCTTGCTTGGGTACCAACCATTGAAGTGGTTGGTAGATGCCATCCGCCACTCACCATAGTGAGTCGAGTAGTACTGAACTCCGTACTCGTAACCCTCAGTCAGCAGGGCACTGTCGGGAATGAGGTATCCCTCAGCAGCACTCACAGTCGTCCCAATCTTCTTCGGGCTTTGCATCCCAGTCGGAAGGCACAGCCTTTTGGAGTGCCTGATAAAGCTCGTATGCCTGATCGAAGTGACCGCCGCAAGCGGCCACCAACTTCTTGAAGTCGTCGGGGTAATCGTAGTGAAAGTTCACAGTTTCATCAGTAAGCCGAAGTTTACGATCACGACTAATGATCTCACCTCGACTACCCCAAGCAATATATTCCTGGTCCTCTTCAAGGTGAACAATCACTCCCTTCTTACCAGAAGCAGGAACAATCTCTACCTTGGACACAAACCTGAGGTTCAACCAGGAGTCAGTCATTGGGGAAGGTCACAATCACCTTGGCAGAAGCATGACGATTGACAGCAAAGATGAAGTCTGTTTCCTCGTCGGTCAGCTCGAAACCAAAGTACTCATCCCAACCGTCGTAGTAAGCACAGTTCTCGATGTCCTCGATCTGAAGAGAAATCACTTCCTCTACATAATCCTTGGCGTGTTCCTTGGTGATACGACCCACCTGTGAAGTGGTCGTGTAGTCAATGTCCCGATATCCCACTTCACAGTCCTCCATATCCTGCGATGTTACGAAATGCTTTTCGCTGCTCTTCCGTCAGCTTCGCCAACTCAGCGGTTACCTCGGCGTTGCGCTTACGCTGTTCTTTCTCTCGCTCCGCATCGTCTTCTATCTGGTTGATGTCGGACTGTTCCATCAGTGCCCCTTACATTTGGTCATGGACTTAAGACACAGCGGACATACGGGCATTTTGAGCCACCTCCCACTTGTGCTTGTCATCCTCCCTAAGGAGGATCTTGTACCGCTGACGAGTTTCCCGCTGCCAAACAATGATTCCCTCAGGCTGCTTATAAACGTCAGGCTCCCAATCGTATCCTTGTCGGACCATCTCAGCACCATCCGCCTTGGACCCATGAAGGGCCAGGTCTTCCATAATGTTCGGAATGGTCATGTAGTCTGCCGGACCATCACGGTGTTCATCATGAAGGACAGGAACCAGAGTAAGACCAGGGATATCCACCATCTTAAGCCGATCCAGGTTTGGCTTAGAACCCCAGTGCCAGGTGTTGAACAGTGCCCACCTACGGCCCGCGACTGCGAGAGGATTCTTTTGGATACCCTCCCCGTACCACTCGCCATAGTGGTAGCCGTATCCCAGAAGGTTTGCCAGACCATCAGCATTCTCCCAGACCCAAGAAGCAAATCCGAAGTTGTCATTGCCAGGGGTGATGATTCGCTTACGCGACTGTGCCCTAACGAGAAAAGCTTGACTGGTCTGTTCATTGATAACAGGGCAAGCATCCTCGGGAATGTTGATGGTGCTGAGGTGACCAAACGGAATACCCTGGACACTCACACCAGCATTGGTGCCATCAATCTTCTCGGTGATGTGAAGACTCTTGTGGAACCTTGGGGTGGAACCCCACGACTTGAACTGCCCGAAGGTGTCTTCGTTGTCGTGGAGTTCGCTCCGCGATCCGTTCTCATGTGTCGTAGCAGTCATGGACGAACAACCTCCATCTCAATGCGAACATCCTCAAGGTTCTCGAAGTAACCCTTCCAGGTACCGGGGTAGATCTGCGGCTCACCAGGGACATCGAGATAACCGTAGCCACCTCGGTTGTTCTGGTTGTCCTGGAGGATCAACGAACGAACCTCTTGAGCCTTCTCGGGACTGTTGTAGATGCCTGCAACGGTGACCTCACCCGACGAGTGGCCAAAAGAGTTTCCGGTACCGTAGATCACGATAACCGGGTAAACCCAATCGCCTACCTTGGGCTCGAAGGAAACCTCAACCTCATTAGACCACCAGCCAATCTGGCCTCCCTTGTCACCCAGTGAGACCTTGGAACCCCTGTAGGAATGCTCGGTTGCCCAGTCACCATACTGTTCACCATCCCAGTAGTCGTGGGTAACCTGTACTTCAGTGGTGATGTGAAGCGTGTTGGTCACTTGTCGTTCCTCCTCAGAAGTCGTGTGTGCAGTACGCACAGTAATAGATGTTGTCTACGTCTGTTTCGGGGACCCAGGGGTACAACCCCTGCTCCCACTTGAACCACATTTCGTAGTTCGAGTTGTTAAACTCAATCAGAAGCTCGTTAGCAGTCACATAGCAGTGACCGCATTCTATACAGATTCGGTAGTACGTCTCGGGGATGGGCTCTTCACCATGGAAGTAACACCCCGGATCTTCTTGCTCATGCATCGTGGTCCTTGTGGGTGGGGACGACGGTTACAACCCCACCCCAGACCAGCACAGTGAAGTTGTAATCGTCATCGATTGGCTTGCTACAGAACACACAAACAACAAAGTGTTCACTTAGTCTCTCAGGCTCCATTAACCGAACCTCACCAGTTGGGCCTTGTCAGACCCCTCCATCCGAACCCAGCAAACGTGGGGATCGTCTGGGCTGACGGAATAGAAACCCCTAAAGTGTAGTGCTCCATCGTCATCGATCTGGTACACCCTGCCATGGGTGTCCGTTTCGTCGTCTTTCTTAAAGGACCACTTCGGTTTCATCGTGTCCTTTTTATCAGTGTCCAGCTTCATACCAGTTCCTTCCGGCTGGTCCTCCGGTTGCGGGGAACTCAATGCGCTGTCCTCCATGCTTGGGTTTGAAGGACCTCGTCATCAACTTCACGGCAAAGTCCCGGTACTTGTCGAAGTGCCTTGCAGGCACACTGAAGATGAACTCGTCATGCACCTGCATCTTCACGCATTTGAGCAACCACATCGGCATGTCCAAGAGGATGTCACACATGATCTCTCGGGTACCCGACTGGCCAATCAGGGCAGGAGCCTGGGTGAATTCACGCCCCTTTTCAACCGGCATCTTCCGACCCCAGTCGTTTACGACGTAACCATGAGCATGAGCATAAGCCCTGATCTTGTTCTGCCATCCAACCAAGACCTTGAAGGCCTTGGCCATTCCGTCACAGAACTGACGGGCATCCTTCAGAGGAGTACCAGTCTGCTTAGACAGGGTGTTTGCCTGACCCCCATACGACCAACCATGCCCCAAGGGCTTGGCCAATTGCCGGAACTTCTTCGGGTCAGATTCAACCAGTGCTTTACCCCAGGCTGCCAGGGCATTGATCATATGACCATCAGCCCCTGGTTCAAACCGCTCAGCATATTTAGTATCACCAGAGTAGGCTGCGACCACACGCGCGTCGGCATTGCTCAGGTCAATACCAAACATGACCTCATCAGGATTGTCTGGGATGAAGTAGGATTTCTCTACCGCACCTGGTCCGTTGGCAGTCCAGACTGTGAGTCCTGGTTTAGTGGTGCTCCATCTCCCCGAACGCTGAAGCATGGTGATATCGGGGTGTGCAAATCCATCAGCATGTACTGAATCCAGAGCCAACTGAGCAAGAGATCGTTGTCCCATAAGCTCAGCCAAAGCCGATCCGAAATCCTCGGCTGGTGTTCCCTTGGTTTGTTCAAGCAGAACCTTCCCGCCTAGGGAGATGTTCCCTGTGTCTGTTCGTGGCCAGTCCTTCTGTTTCTCTGGGTTGATTCCGACGTCTTTGAGAGCCTCAACAATGGCTGCCTTTCCCTCGTTTGAACGCCAGGGCTGCTTACCTTCGGTCGGGAAGTCGTACTCTTCTACCAGCCTGAGCATGATCTGTTCACGCTTGACAGAAAGTTCCTCTACACGAGCCTTGGCTAGCTCCTGATCGACCCTGACACCATTGGATGCGATGACCTCCTTACGCGCCTCGATACGCTGTTCCCTCAGGGCGTAATCATTGATGGGACCAAGTTCGATCAGAGCGTCAGCAACATGTTTGGATGCCAATACATCGTGCTTCAGGTATTCTCGATACCTCGGGTCATCCTGAGGGATCTTGCCATAGCCATCCACAATGCGAGCCGCAGGCTTCAGCTCTGGATCACCGAACTCCTTGGCCAAAACTGAGAGTTCCATTGACTTACCCGGAACCCCTAGCTGATGAGCCTGCTCATCCAATCCGAACCAGGCCTTCATCTTGTCAGGGCTATCGGCCAAGGCCTTCTTACCATGACGATTGATATAGGAATGAGGGGCTGGGTTGACCAGAACGGCATGAGTCCAGGTGTTAAGGACCCTGCCTTCCTCGGTTAGTTCCAACCACTTGTCATTCCATGGTCCGTAGACCGCTTTGAAGTCGAACGCATGGATGTTGTGACCAACAATCCACCTTGCCTTATCCATCTCCTCGATCAGTTCATCGAGGGAGGTAGTGATTCTGACCTCTTCTTTGTTCCGCCAGTTGTAGCCGATGAGCCTGGTGAAATCCTCGGGGACCATCGTGTACAACTGGGTTGCAGAGTGAGATTCTACGTCAAAATAGATAGTACCCCGAGGCATGTTAGACCTCCGAAAGAGTCTTGATGGCCTGCTTCAGTTCCTTGAGTTCGTTCTCTGCCTTGAGTGCCCGGTCACGCCAGCCACAATGCTCGGTGTCTTCTGCTGCAACCCTTGGGGCAACAATCAAATTCTTGTTCTCCACCCAAACACTCCAGTCCTTGGAGGGGAACTGAATCTTGTAGGTCATGTAAGCATCTGCTGCGTCTACATAACTGATCTCACCTTCAGCCCCTACCGCAATGTCATCACCATTGTCGGCCGGACCGACATAGACAACCTTGTCCCCAACCTTGTAATCGGTATTGCTAATCATCAAGCTTCTCCAATTCATCTTCGTTGAAGGGCCACCGGAAGGGGGCCATGCCAAAGTAGTCAAACTCAACGATCACAGGCCAGAGCTTGTGAGGTTCATAGTCGTAGACCGTGCCGACCAGTCCATTGATCTGATCACCCGGCAGGTTTACAATCACTTCCTCACCTACCTCAAACATAGTACCCCCTCTCTTGAATCAGCTTTAGCATGTCTTCTCGGGTATGGGTGTTGTCGTACTGGTGACACAAAGCAAAGTTATTCTTGCTCATTGTTCCTCTACGACTTGGGTCGTGCCACAAACACCGAAGCGTCAATGGCACGGGACGGGAGTCCCCACCAAGGATATGAATACTTCTCCGGAAAGCAGCATCCTCTCCTCCCCAACCTTCAAATCGCTCATCATGCCCACCCGACTCCAGGTACAAGTCTCGACGGATGAGCATGATTCCAGTCTGAAAGGGCACGGTATATTGGGGATCGGTGTCTTCGGATTCCCATCTACGGGTAGACAGGATTCGATTCGTTGCTTCCGCATTGAAGTACTCTGTTCTGTCACCTACAGGGACCCATGAAGCGTCCCGGTCCTTCAACAACCGGAGAGCCACCTTCAGGGTGTCGTGGCCTGGGATGATGTCTGCCCCTACGGTCAGAAGGTAGGGCTGTGTGGACTTCTTGAAAGCGTCGTTGCAGGCCTTGGCAGTATTGAAGGGTCCATCCTCAGCATCTACACCTTCGCAGACCTCAACGCCTTGCTTCTCCCACTCAGACTTGCAGTACTCCCAGACCCCGATACGTTGGGGATCTTTGGATCTCCAGGGAACAAGAACACTAACATCCATCCTGTTCCCCCTTCTCGTCCTCCTCTTCACAACCCCAAATGCAGTCATCATCGTCAGGACCCATTACAGCCTCCTCTGCTGCTCATGTAGGAATACGATGTAATCAGCCATGTCCTTGGAGATCATCTCAGCCACCACGTACACACCGGGTTCGCGAAAATTGATTTCCGACAGGGGCTTATCAACGGTGGCTACCGCCCAACCCCCGATCAAATCATCCAGCACAACAAACCACTTGGATGTGAGCAGGGCTTCTGTGTGCTTGTTTTCTGTCATCCAAAGATCACCACCAACGTGATGCACACAATGACCAGGCTGAAGAAACTAGCCGCAATGATTGCCTTCTTGATTTCGTTATCCATGTTCTTCTCCTCCATTAGGCTGCTACGCAAACGATCCGCATACGGTTCTTAAGACCCATTCGCTTGTGTCCGGTATCGACAATGAATCCCTCCTGACGAAGCTCGTTACAACGCTTCCAGTAACACGTGTCAAGCATGCCAGTTGCCTGAGCAGCCTCATCATCAGTGAGTCCACGATCACCAGCCTTGATATAGGCCTGATGGATAACCTCACGAATACTGGGTGCCTTCTCTGAGATACCCTTGTCGGCGAGGACAGTGGTCTCAATGCCAGGCTGGTGCCTGGTCCCCTCAAAGGTGTCGTTCACTTTATCTCCTCGTTGATTGTGGTGTGGGGTTTTGTTGCTCCTGTTTAACTGTCCCCACGTTCAACGCAGTCTGTCTGCGTCACCTGGTTACTACTTAATTACCGCTTGGGCTTCCAGACTGGCTTGCAGTCGTCGTCCCCACCAGGGCAGAACCCAGCCTCCCAGGCCTTGCCATTCTTCACACCCGACTGGTGCTTACGAGGACCGTGCGAGCACGCCCCAACCCATGCAGGCGTCTCAGAAGTGCCCGTGTTGGCCCCTGAGTTGGACGCAGCCGCCTTGGGAGAATCAGACGGACCAGACAGGTCAGAGAAGGTCTTACCCAGCTCTGCGGCAGCAGTGACCACATCCGTCAGGTCGGCCCAGTGCTCCTTGATCTGAGCCTTGAGGTCTGGAATCGAGTTGCCTCGAACCGAAACAGACGAACCGTCGTACCCCTTGCCCTTGATAATCATGGTTGCGTGGTTAGCATCCTGGGTCTTCAGGGTCACGTCGTAACCGCCGATCTCAGTCTGAGCCTCATCTCCGCCAGGCATGGTGTCCTGACCAGGCTCATCGATCTCGTCGTCAAACGGGGACTTCTTGGTAGTGCGTGCAGCCATGTTCTTTACCTTTTCCTTTTTATGTGTGCCCGTGCATTGAGCCGGGTGTTAGTTACAGGCGTAGCCGGGGGTATGGGCACCCCCACAGAACATCTCCAGATCGTCCTGACACCAGTTCTGGAGAACAGCAGGTCGTTCCTCCAACGAGATGTCGGGGAATACCCAGGATCGATACATGGTTCCACGAGCCAGGCCATTGAATTGTCCGTCAAAGAGGTTGTTCATTCCCAGCTCCCGGTGATTGCCACAGAGGTGGAGTTGGACAACACCCGTCGTGCACCAGGGCCACTATGGTATGTGAACTCCCTGACGTTGTGGATCTGGTTCATAATCAGGGTTAGCTTGACCAAAGCACGAGAGATCCTCTTGAATTGAGCATCGGTCATGGACTTGTCATGAACATAGTTGTCGATCAACACTTCGAAGTACGAGGGATTGACATCCTTCAATTCCAGAAGTGCCAGCATCAGATCGGTTCGTTCGGTGGCTGTGCCCATATCGTCTTTGACCAGCATGCCACCGGACAGCATTGCCTTGACTTCATCCTTGCCATAAACGTACTGGCCTGAATACTGTTCGTATCCGTGGATCTCAGCAACTGCTACCTGACTGCCGATCTTCCTGAGCTTCTTGTCTACCGTGTCCCATTCATCTTGAAGAATCAGCTCCAACTGATTGGGTCGCTCGAAAAGGTGAACCCAGATGTCCTGTCTGATGTCCTCCCAGTCCAGGTCATCCCACTTGTAGGAGGTGGACTTAGCCACCTTGTCTACCTTCAGGTAAAACTCTTCACTGATATCCACTACTTCACCTCCACCCTGAACTCTGCCCTTGAACTATTGAGCCACCTACCACAATCGTTGCACCTATATCGCTGGTACTTACCGATCTGGGTGTAGTGGAAGCCCCGCTTCTGAAGGTTCACAGAACCACATCGACAAGAGAACTCGATCTCGTCATACAAACCCTTGTGAGGCATATTCATGATCCATGGTTCGATCCTCTTAAAGACCTTCTCCGTGAGCCGAACATCTTCACAGTTGTACTGCCGCATCTTGTCCCAGGCGTCGATGTCACCATTCATGCAGTCAATCCAGAGCTGGAACCCAGCATGCTTCATTTTCTGACCAATCTTCAGTTGATCGCTGAAGTGGTCCAGCTTCGTAGAACCAAACCGGAACTTGCTCTTGTTCACCTTGTAGAGATCAACCGACTGGTAGGGAGCCGGAGGAGGGAGTTCCTGTAGGAGAAACTCTCGGTTCATGTGCTTGTTGTCGAATGAATCCCCGTTGTAGGTGACCAGAACATCAGCCTCACTGACCAACTCATAGGCTGCCTTGACTGAGTTGGAGTGACCATCATGAAAGTCAGAGAAGAACATCACTCCGTCTTCGTCGTACCACTTAGCAGCAAAACAAATCATCCGGGTCCACTCTTCCATCTGCTGAAGAGAAAAGTTCTGGTTGAACAACCCGAAGTGAAATCCCCTGTGGGGGGAGGTCTCGATATCAAGCGTGAGAATCTTCATCGTCCTCCTCCACACAATCGTCAGCGGACATGATTGCATTGAACAGCCGGATCATTCGAATCCGGATCATGACCAGGTAATTGAACAGGTCCAAGAGTTCCTGATCGGTCTCGTTAAACAGCTGAGGTAGCGTGTACCCTTCGAACCGCTGATACCCGTCCATGGAGTACTGGTCATTGCCAGTGCCCCGGATACGGGAGGCGGCGTCTACTGCGAAGTCGGTTACATATCCAGCAAGATCCTCGGTGCTGAGCCCAAAGGGCTTGACCACCTTCTCAAGCTCCGTGGTTCCGACAGGATCTCCATCATCGTCCAGTTCAGTCACCGTAATAGAGGCGACCTCCTTGAGATTAAACAAGGGTTCAACCTCGTCGGGAGAATAACCGAACTCGATACCACCAATCTCAACTACGTACAGGCCGAACTCCATTCGATCGACAATGCCGACCTTGTTGAGTTTGGCACCAGTCTTAATCAGGACGGGACGTCCGACCAGACTCATGGCATCTCCTTCCCAATTGCTTTCCACAGAGCTTGTGCCCCGTGCTGAACATACGTGGCATTCACATCACCACCAGGCATGGGGATGATCTTAAACTGCGTTCGCCGCAGGTACTTGTCTTGTCCTAGTTTCTCCGCGAAGGCCATACCCTGACCCTTGGCATCGTCTGTGTCCGCACAGAAGTACACCGTCGCATACCCAGGAAAGATTCTCCCGAAGTGAGACATCCACGACTCTGTTCCTGGCAGGCCTACCGCATCGAGTCCGACCACTTCCCAGGTAGCAGCATCCAATTCACCTTCACAGATGATGATCTCATCATGGGATCGGATTATTGCATTGGTGTTGTAGATATGGGTACCACCACCAGTCTGCCCGATGTACTTACCCGCTTTGGGGTGAACATCCTTGCAATCGTGGTCCTCGATACACCGGAACTTGATGTTGATAACCGAGATGCCCCCAGAAGGGGCAGGACGGAGGTAGGGGATTGCTAGTCGACCCCTGAGGTATTCATGACCGGGCAGTGGATCAGCAACATATCCAAACCCGAGGGCATCAGCCCTCTCCCCAACGAGTCCTCTGTTTGCTAGGTACTCTTCGGCCGGACTTCCGTCCAGCGCCAGGTTGTATCGGCGTGAAGCTTCTACCAGAAACTTCTTCTGCGTATCTGATAGCTTCTGCAAATGTCAGCTCCTTTTCTAGGTACTCCCTGTGGTAATACTGGATGAGCTTGATAGCATCTCCACGCACCTCACAGGAGCTACAAACAAATGCTTGTTCTCTGTAGTTAACCCGACTGGAAGGCCTTGTCTCATCATGCCAAGGACACAGACATACATTCCAGGCTTTGCGATGAGGCGGTGCCTCCCAATCGGGAAACCACAGGGTGAACAGGCGGTAGATCAGGGAGTTAGCTTCTCCCTCAGTTCCCATTCGAACTCCTCGAAGTCGAGGCCATTGACGTCTTCCAGGGTAGCCCTCAGGATCGTGACACCCCTGGAGGAATAAAGAGTTACCTTGGTGGTAAACCCCAGGTAAGGGCCATCAACCTCCCATGGAAAAAACTCACCAAGCTGCTCAATGATGTCTTCGCGAACCACTGCATTGTCCATCGTGACTCCCTGGTTTGTGGTTACAACTTAAGTACTAGGCCCAGCCGAGATCTTCAACCCGCTTGCGAACTTCGAAAGCCTCATCCTCAGAAAGGTATCGCTCTTCCAGCTTCTGCGCGATCTCCTTGAAGGTCAGACCGTAGGTGTCGTTAGCCTCATCTGCCGGGATGGTGCTGATGTGACCATCCTCATCCTGATCCTCGTAAAGGTCAACCGTCTCATTCCAGTAATCCTCTTCGTCCTTACCCAGAACACGAGCAATTACCTCACTGTTTGGCATACCCTCACGGCCCTCGTACATGAGAACAAAGGTGCCATCATCCAGGGAAGATTCACTCGGCTCAATGCCATCCACTTCACAGAGCACACCAAGGCAGCAGTTCGACTGCACACCTTCCGCATTCTTCCGGCCCAGCAAACCCTGAGTCTGCTTACGCTCGGGGTTGTGAAGCTCAACGATCCAGTTCTTCATCAGCTGCGTTGCCATGTCAGTCCTCCAACAGATTGATCGGGCCTTCGGAAATCCATACGGTGATGCTCTTACCCTCGTACCTGGAAAGAATCTCCAGTAGATCGTGACCGCCAACCTTCAGCACATCAGGATCCATCGGGGTGTATTCCGAATAACCCCAACCCGTGTCCACGAAGAGGTCACCATCAAAGGTTTCATCGGCAATGCCAACAGTCACCAAGCCGGTGAACTTAGCCTCATCGATAGCATCAACAACATCTACGCCACCAATGTGTACAGCCCCATTCAGGTCATCATCGGTGTCACCGTAAGAGACCCGGCAGTAATCACCATTCTGAACCAGACCTTCAAAACGCAATGCCTTCATTGTTCTCCTCAGTATTCGCTGAACTTGTCGGCAAGGTCATTCAGTGCACGCTTGATCGCGAGACCCCAACCAATTTCGGGGTCGTACTCATCTTCGGGGTTACGCTTGGCAACACCCACACCCTCGATCAGTGTGCCTGCGTCATCGTAAGACGCAACGTTGGCAACGGTGAACATCTTGGTGGGGTCAACAAAGACAACAACATCAAGGTTGACATTGAAGTCGTCTCGTACAGACTTTTGCATGGGTTCTCCTCTGTTATCGCTTGGTAGCGACAGGCTTCTTAGTTTGAGTGGCAGGGTTGGTGCGCCTCTGCTGAGGCTGAGGGATCACCTGAGGTGATGGGGTTACTGTCTTGGTCTTTGTCTTGGTGCCATCAAAATCTAGGTCTAGCTCAACTGCGGGTGGAACCGGACCCTGATTAGAAGGGACTCTCGTCGTATCGCAACCGGTGAGCACAAACACACCGACCACGAAGGCCACAGTTACGACAAATCGCTTCACTGTTTCGCTCCAAGTATTCTCGTAGGTAATCAATGGCATTGATGAGGATCTGAATGCTATCCCCAATCCTACCGAGGAATACATTGCAGATTGTACAAAGAAACCCACGAACACATTTACCACAGGACGTCTTACCAGAGCAACAGCCATGGTCGTGGTCTACCGCTCTGCCCTTGCGCTTCCGACAGATCCAGCACATGCCGCTGTATCGCTCTGTAAGGGCTTGGTACTCCTCTGGGGTAAGATTGTACTGCTTACCTACGTACGTCAGTCTCCGTCGATCCGAGGCCCCTCTACGGGCCTTCCTGTGACACGTTGCGCACCTTGGGCCAGGGTGGGGGAGCTTTCTTGATGTGCTGCCACAACTTTTGCAGGCTCGGATCGTTGTGGAAGGCGTCGAGGATGCGCTTGGCGTCTTCAGGACTGAGGCTTTCTTGCTTCGAGATGCCACCCAATTTTTCTCCCTTGGAAAATCGAAAATAAAAGAAAACCAAAACCCGACCCAAAATTTCTGACAGATTCAGGAACTCTGGGTCAGGCTTGGTTACTAATCCAGTTCAAACCCTGAATCGTCTCCAGGGTAATCGGTGTACTCGTCTTCGAGTTCGGGTTGCCAGTCCTGTGGATCGGTCACGACTTCACCAACTGTGGGTACTCGCCCTGATCGAACGCGACCACGAAGTCGTGCAGCGAGTCAGAATGGGGAAGATATGCGTAGTCCTCACCATTCCACTGATCCAGTGGAAGACCCATACAGGTGCCACCCACTGCCACCTTCTGGCCAGTCTTCTGGTGAATGAAGACAACAATCGCACACGATTTGCTGTTTCTCGGTTCTGCCTTGATGTTCTCATCTTCCATGAGCGTAACAATCTCCTCCTGCGACATGTCACAGAGTTTGGAGTGCCACGCCTTGGTGTCTTCACTCAGCATTACTTACCATCCCAATCCGGAATCTGCTTCTTGATCTCTTCCATGACAACTGCCGTGTCTCGGGTAGGAACCGGCCGATGCTTTTCCTCACAGGCAGCCGCCTGAGACTGAGCACCAATGATGGTCCGCGCGGAGAACTGCTTTCCACAATCGGAACAGTAATCGTAGAACGTACGACCAGCCATCAGACTAGATCCTCCTCGTAGTGTGCCCACTCTTCCATGGTGAGCTGTTCCTGAAGCTCTGGTGCTAGGTCAGACACCGACATCATCCCACCCACAAAGTGAAGCTCAGCGTAGGTTGATCCGGTTGGATCGGGACGACCACCACGATTCTTTACTGGTGACACACACCAGATCCAGTGATCTTCAATGTAACCCGGCTTGCGGTGAATTGTCAAAACCATTTCCGGGACTCGTGTGATCTGTCCCTTTACCCCGTTGAGGGGGATGGCCTTGTCTCCGTTGTTGTATTCGCCGGTTACGTGGTGAAGCACAACCACACAGGCAGAAGTTTCCCGTGCCATACCATGAAGGAAGTCCATCAGGCCTTCGAGGCCTGAGAAGGGATCTCCATTGTCAGTCATATCCGACACGACGTTGGTGAGGTTATCCACGATGACCACCGAGGGGTAGAAACCGTAGACCTCCCAGTACGCCATGAGAATCTCACTGATGTCCTCGGTACTCGGGCTTGCAGAGTAGTCAATTCGAAGAGGAACTGCTCTCACTTCATTGGGCACATTCTGTGCAAGCACCATGTCCTGAGCAATATCCAAGGGGATACTGCACATCGAGGAGATCGCGCGGGACAACTGAGTGAATGCATCCGAGTCAGCAGAGAACATAAGGGAGGGAACCGCAGACTCTAGTGACAGGGTGAGTGCCAATACAGACTTACCGGTTCCCGGTCCAGCCGCAATCAGAACGAGTTGACCCCGTCTGAATACAATTCCCTTATCCTCGAAGGACTTCCACACTGTGGGGATTGGCTCACCCGCTGTGCCACGAACTCGCACTGACTGAGCCAGACTGATCACTTACCAAAGCCCCCGAACATGTCGCTGATGTCCTTCTCAGCCGCTTCCAGGTGACCCTCAGGCAGGAAGATCTCATCGGTCTCCTTCTTACCCGAAGCCTGGTTAAGGAGGAGGTCTCCGAAACGGTCCAGGCCATCCAACACGTTCTTTCCGGTCGAAACGTCCTTACCAGCCAGGCCCTCAAGAACCAGGTACAAGCGCAGGTTGTTTGCCAGACGCTTCAACTCACCCGCAACAACACGAGCCTCGCGGGCGGTGACGACATCATGAATAGCCATGATTATTTTATCTCCTCTTATCTGGTTTGGTTTAGTTGAACGGGTTGGTTCGGTCGCGCATTTCAGCTTCGAACTGGTCGAGCTGGGCAATGGCAGCCGTGGAATAGAAGACCTCCTCGTCATCTGCCTTGCCCTCAGACCAGTTGTCGTAATCCGTGGCAACCTGATCAAGGGTGTTGACCAGGGCTACTGCCATCCGGTTCTCTGTCTCTCCTTCGAGGACGAGAGCAAATGCCATCTGCTCGGCAGCATTCCGCAGTTCCTTGGCGGCCAGTCGAGCCTGACCAGCCGTAACGATGTGCTCAGACAGTGCCATTGGACAGTTCCTCCGTGGTGAGTTCGTTCAGCTTCTTGTCGATGAATTCTAGATGATCTTCCATGAGCCGTACTGCTGGGAGCAGACTGGTGAGTCCACCCTCCTTTAATGCTTCGCGATCCATCCAAATGTAATGACGGATCTCAAGGATTGCGTCAATTGGTGTCATTACCCAGCCACTCCCGTGCTCTGGATGATTGACAGGATCCACGGAAGTGCAGTGTTGACAATCCAGTCAACCGCACCAAGGATCCACGATCCGCCCACATATATTACCGTGATGTAACCAACAATGGCCATACCATTGTGAATCTTGCTGTAGGTCTTCACTTCTTGGAATCCTCCTTGTTGGCGAACTCTTCCATTTGCTTTTCGGACCATTCGGCCGTCTGAACAGGTGGCTCTTCGTCTACACTGTGTTTTGCCATGACCTTCCTTGTGTCGGCACGAATAGTACCACCCAAGAACAGGGTCCTGAGACCCTGCTCAAGAGAACTACTACTTGCCCAGCAGCGGAACGTTCACCGCAGAAATCGGAGCGTCCGCGATGAGGTAATCGAATGACGTCTCAATCATCGTGGTTCGGACAGGCTTTTCTGCGAACTTACGTTCGCGATCGTCCCATTCGTCGTAATACGGCACTAAATTCTCCTCAGATTATGTAACGTTCGGGTCCAAATACTACTGTATGGCTGCCAGCATCATGGAAAACGAGAAGATGGAGGCAATACCCAAGCCCAGTCCAATCCAACCCGAAGGCGGATCATCATAATCAGCAGCACTCATGAACATCCCAATTGAAAACAGGGCACCAATGATGGTCAGTAGGATCCAGATAATCACTCCAAAGATGTGGAGTGAGTCGGCCCAGAATTCCATCAGAGGTACTCTTCCACGAGGTCAGCAATCTGGTCAAAGGTAGCGCCACTGTCGTTCAGACCCATCAGGGACGAGTCAACAAGAGGTGGGAAGGCTGCCCACGTAGCAACAGCCTCGATCAGGAAGTTAGCCGAGAAGTCGGCCTTGTTTCCGATGTCGCCAGTCTGAAAGTATTCCACCGCGTGGGTGTCCAGATGACTGATAGTCACAGAGTCAACATTCGGGACGCCTCGCTTTTTGGCTTCCTCAGACAGAACACCAAGGCAACAGAATCCAACTGGTCGAGTCGAGTCCGAAGACTCGACCACCTGAAGGTAGCCCACAGTCTGGGGGTATTGCCCCGACCGAAGAGCCTCCACCAGGATCTTCTTGACCTCTGGATTCATGGGGTGGGTTGCACGCTCCTTGAGCAGTGCAGCGTGGTACTCGATGAGGTGCGTGTCGTTGGTTGCCATTTCAAAAATTCCCCTCATTCACTTGGAAAACCGGAAGGCTGATAGAACGCCATGCCTTGACCACACGGTCACGGTCATCGTAAACACCAAAGATGTTGTACTTACCTCGGATGTTCTGGTCAAACAGTTCGAGCTTCACAATGTCGTCACGTCGGGTGTCACCTTCAGGCCTCATGAACAGGCCCTCGATCGGCACCTTCACGTGCTCATAAAGCCACTGCTCGGTAACCCCTCGGAAAGCAGCATCTCGTCCGGAGACAAAGATGACCTTCTTGGGGATCGTTCGATAAGCGTAATCCTGAACGACCTTGATGACGTCCCACCTCGGCTGATCGAGGTGGTATCTGCTGGTGTCGTAGGGATCACGAATACCTTCGTGTGAGGCAACCGTCCCATCAATGTCCACGATGATGGCCTCAGGAAGCCCTGGACCCCATCGATAGGGGTCATGACCCTCGGGAACCTCTTTCAGGGCCTCTGTGAGGCTCTCAGGGGTCTCTACGGGCACGTTGCCATGGAAGAACGTCCGGTGGTAGTACCGGATGAATTCGATGCCGACAGAACGTTCTCCGTCCTGCCGCCTGATGTCGTCCCGTTGCACGCAGTGTTCTAGTGGGACGTGAGTCAAGTCGATGTACCGCAAAGGCACACCAAGGCGAACCGCAACCTTGGCCCACTTCTGGCGATACTTCCTCCGGATGTGCATTGCGTCGATGATGACGTTCTTGCCCTGCTCAACGGCGCTCTCAACCATGGTCTCTTCCACGCGAGTAACCATCTGTTCCTGAGGGGTCGAGTAGTTGGTGTTTTCGCCGAAGTAAGCCTCTCTGATGTCGTCACGAGAGACGATCACTGTGTTTGGCTTCAGCCGTCGCTCCTGCTTGGCCACGGTGGACTTCCCAGAAGCAGGAAGTCCGATCATCAACGTAATACTAGCCATCCACGTTCACCACCTCGTATCGAGACTCACCACCAGCAAAGTTCATCAGGTCGTCCATGTCGGCAAAGCCGGAGGGAATCCACTCGAAGTTGCCACCGGGCCAACCTACCTGGAACTCAAACCCGTCCGGACCCATGCGGTAGCTGTCATAGTCATCCTCTCCCTCACACAGGTCATCCCAGAACTTGTAGTAAGTGTATTCGCTCACTGTTCTCCTGCCTCCTTTACGTAGACGATTGCGTCATTGACATAAACCTGTGCTAACTGGGGATCCTCATCGATCAGGGCGGTAATGGCCAACCCCAGTGAACGAACCGCTTCTTTGAAGGCATCTTCTCGGGTCATCAACTGCTCGCAACCGCAAAAATGAAGAATGAGGCCAGAATTCCCAGGATCAGTGCACTGAAGAAGGGACCGGACCAGTGGGCATAACCCGAAAACTCAGCAGCGCACTTGTAGAACAACTCACCAGTTTCTGATCCGATGACTTCGGAACAAACACGCTCTGCCTCGCTCATGGTGCCTCCACCTCGGTTACAGATCCACCGTCGCGCTCAACGACCCGCTTGAGTTGATCGGCATCGGAGCCAATGCTCTTGAGCCACGTGCCAGTTACCGGAGACAACATCTCAAGTCCATCTTCGCCATCTCGGTAAAGATCCCCGTTGGGGGCGAGATCATCAACCACCTTGAAGTACTTCATCGCTTCTCTCCTGTCGGTCGGACCATCTTCCAGATCATTTCGTGGTAGCGCTTGTAGTCTTTATCCATCAACAAGAAGATCCCATGAGACAACCATGGCGGGAACTCAGACACAAGTTCGGCCATGAGGTCACGGAACTCGTGCCAGCCCTCTTCTCGGATTTCCAACCACCTCTCGGTGATGTAGAGGTCCCATTCACAGAACTTGTTGCACAAATCCTGCAAGACTGGCAAAGCCCAGTCGTGAAGCTCCTCGGGAATATCCATCAGGATTTCCTCGATTTCCCTACCCTGGTAAAGCCACTTCCACAGCTGCTTCTTGTTCAATCCAGTGCAGATCTTGTGGAGTTCCAGGTAATCCTTCTGCTTGATCTTCACTCGAATTTCTTTACTGGACACCTTGAGAACCATTCCCTCTCGGTTCTCCCTGTCGGCAAGCTTTAACACGTCCTGGAGTTCTTGTATGTGCAGAAGCTGAGGAGTCGGGAAGGGGTGCCCAATCAACTGAACTCCCTGGTGACCCCATGAGATACCCGTCTCGTTGTTCATGATGCCCAACAGGAACAGATCATCCACATCGTGGTAATCAAGAACAATCCGGTTGTCGGGGTAAATGATCTCGAAGAGTGCAGTGGTGCCGTACGGGGCTTCCCACTCGTCGTACCGCTCCCTAAGAAGTCTGGTGGCATGAACGGCCTGTGGTGATTGGAAAGAATTCTTGGTGGCAATAGCCGGGCCGTCAGGCGTGTTATACAGAATGCCCAACGACCCATCCAACTTATCGAACGCCAGAACCCTCGTGGTTGGCTTCAACTCAGGACAAGAAGGCTCTCCGTAGTTGAAGAACTTGGCGAATGGACGTGCGGTTACAAGTCCAGTCTCGGTGTTCCAGATCAGGCCCCGGCAGGTGCGGGTTTCATGAGTCCATGCTTGTTCCCACATGGTCTGTTTGGTGTAGCACTCGGAAACCAGAGGAAGCGTGGGGTGTGTAGCCTGGCGGATATACCCGTCACGCCTCATCTTGTTAAGTTCGTTGACGTCGAGGATATCTTCCAGCTTCGTCACCTTTTCTCCTTATCCTCCTGAACTTCCCTTAACTCCACCAGCACCAAATCCGCCACGGGAAATAGTGCTCTTGCTGATTACAGATCCACTGCTAGGAACTCCACCTCTTTGGTAATTCGAAGAGGTAGGCTTATACGAACCGTGTGATTTGGTCACCTTTTGACCTACGGGTGGCGCTGAGTGACCATTGTTAGCACTGTAATAGAACCAGATGGCTCCGTTACGGTCATTCCCGTCAGGGTCGCACTTGTCATCATCAATACGTTCCATTGTCACTGGATGGTGACATACCCCGATCTCATCTGGATCAGATGACACAGAACAAGCAGAAAGCGTAGCCGCAACGGCCGACACAAGGCCAACGGTTGCGACCATTCTCCCCATTTTAGCCACTGCGGCTTTCTCCTCACTCGTAGTAGGTTACAACCTTCTGCTTCTGAGAGGTTTCTCGGAAGTCACCATCCCAATAAGCTCCGTCATGGGAAACCCAATACCCAGTCTTGATGAAAAGCCGAGTTGATCCATCTTCAAGCGAAGTGATTCGCCAGACAAGCTCAAGGTCACTAGCACCTTCACCACCGGTGTCAGCACTGATTACCTCAACACGGCCCAGCTCATCGAGGAAAAGCGGGTTTTCCTCTTCACCCCACCACGACCACTTAGCATGATTGCGGAGGATGTCTCCAACCTCACCAACCGAAAGCTCTGAAAGTCGACTCATTCACTCACCACAGTAGGTCGGCGTATCGTAGGACGTGGACGAACTGGTGTCCGGCTCCCACACAGGCTCAACGGTCGTATAGGGAACCTCAACCGAATACGTCTCAATCCCCACACCCGGAATCGTGCGAGTGCGGTACTCGGTGCGCTTCTTGGTTACCGTCTTGTTCTTGTAGCCCACTACTTCTTCTCCTCACCCTTGGTGTAATCCTGGTAGGTTTCCTTGTTGTCCGGGTACGTCTTGGAACTCACATTGTTCGAGTTCTCGACCGCCTTTTTGGCGGTATCCAGCCAACCCATCAACTTCTCCTTCAAGGTCATGCGTAGTAGGTCACTTCACGAGTAGCAACATGGGTTTCCTTGAAAACCCCATCCCACGAAGAGTTGTAGGAAGAACTGGAGCCTTCCTTCTTGTACAGCACGTCCTCGATCTCGAAAACCATGTGTGCCGACAACTGCTCGTAAGAATCGGGGTTCTCGTTCTTCCGTTCTACCAACTTCACGTCACCAACCGCAGGAACGTGGTAGGTGTTGCCCTCAATGGCACGCTCAGACCACCACTCGTAGGGGTAGTCATCGTAGTAGGCGTCCATGTGAAAGGCACCCAGCAACGTATCCAGGGTGTCATTCGTGTAGCCACCACGACCACAGTAGTTGCACTTAGACATACTCATACCGTACCTCTTTCTTCTCGGTTACTGGCTTCAGTTCACGACCCCAATCGGTACCACCATAAGAATCTTTGGCCCCGTGAATCTTGAATAGCTTGTCATTGATCTTGAAGACCATCCACACAGCATTGTACTCATTCTCAAAGCTGTAGCTGAGGTGATAATCAAACACCTCCACCTCGCCAATACCCACCACGTCAAATTCAACCTTGGTGGGGAATTCCTCGAACAACCGGAAGTGGCCCGCCACGTGACGAGTCAACCAATCGATCGTGGTGTAATTCTCTGTGTCTGACGACTTCACGTAACTCATCCATTCTCCTCTAGAAGCTTCTGAATTGTTTCGGTGTAGTCCAACAGCGCCAGGGTGTGAGCTTTGAGAATATCCATCTCTTCCCACTTTTCATTCCTGGTCCAACCGGTTACTTCTCCATCAGGTCCATACTTGACATTCCTGATTCCCGCATTAGACAGGATCAGTTTGATGGCGTTGGCTCTGCTCATGCCGAACATCCTTCACTGGGCCAATGGGCAGTTCCACAATGCCCACAGATGGGGGCAGAGCTCTCAATATTCACGAGAACACCGACCAGAGAATCCATACAAGGCCCGTGATTACAACTCCAACCACAATGCCAATACCAATCAGGTAGACTACACAGGCCGTGACCAGATCATCCATCGGACCCATCACGCCCTCCAAAAATTCAGGACATTCCGGTTCTTTCGAGCCCAGATTTCCTTGTGTTCCCTGTGGGTCTCAGTTGGGTACCTAATGTCGTACTCGTAACCGTGAGTGAAGTTCAAATGATCCTGGGCAGCCTCGAAGAACCAATCCCATTCACTGTTTTCTCCCTGGACATTTTCGTAAATCCGAAACCACTCACCCGGCCATTTCTTCAGGATGGCCTTGTTCCAGTCAGCCCATTTCTTCTGTTCGATGCCATAAGGCTTCCGCTTCAGGTTGTTGCCTTCTGCTTCGGCCTTGAGGTACCGATACCCATCCGGATTAGTATTCACAGCTTTATCAACCTATCCTTGTTGTCCAGGTGACGATTGACGTAGTCAGGATCGGGGGTCATGAAGGTTTCTAGGTTGTCAATGATGAACCGAGAAGACTTGCCTTTCGTCAGTGACGTAACCGTCCGGCGTACCGACCATAGCCAGGCCGCTCCTGGGCTGCCCTTGTAGTCCCTGGGGATCACAATGCGCTCAAGAGCCGTAACGGCAATCTCTTCCTGAAATAGTTGGACGAGCTTTCCTTCAGAGAGCGACCACATCTTTCGTGGATCAATGTCGACAGTAGCTCCGTCTCGCAAACATTCCTCGTAGATAGGACGTTCGCCGTAGGCAACGGAGTTGTGCAACGAATCGTGGTCGTACTTTCGACGCACGGCGTCGGCAAAGAATTCGGACTTGTCTTGGTCAAGGTTCATCACCTTCTTTCCGTGGAGACCCTCCCACACCTTGTAGAGATTGGAGTAAAGAGGGTGCAGGATCTTTGCACCTTCACGCTTGAGCATCACCAGGTCATAGGCATGCTTGTTCCATGACCCGTTCTTCAGCTCCCAACCCTGATGAGATGCCTTGATGGTATACAGCTCATCGAGAGTCGCAGCACGACAGGTACCCGAAGGGATCCACTCGCTAAAGCTTTCATCCCAGAACAGATCACCTCGTGTTTCCACAAGCTGAACCATTGCGTCCGGAGTGAACGCATCGAAATCTTTGGGGTCACGCAAGTAGAGTCCATTCGCAATCAACGCGTGAGATCCCACGATAAGCTGTTGAACCATCAACTACTCCCAGGTGTTCTCGATGAACTTGGCGGGACCGAAGTACTCGTGGCCGTTGATCTGATCGAAGGTCCAGTCACGGTACCCGGTTTCGTCCGCAACCTTTTTCTTGGCGATGGCCAATGCATCGGTCTGGGACTCACGTCCGCCTAGCGCAAACTTGTCAGGGGCCAACTCGAACCAGACGTCACCTTCCCGATCCCGAAGGACTCGAACCTTGCTCTCTTCACCCAGGACCATATTCAGGAAGTCCCGAAGCTTGCGCACCTCGACCTCTTCCAGAAGACCAACGCCACCGATGGTGACTGACTTCTCAATGGAGATGCCCTCACTCACCAAATGACGCTCACCATGGTAGGACGTGAGGTGAATGGACTCCCTGGGTGCATTGATTTCGACCTGGTCAACCCTTAGACCATCAGGGAGATCGGTCGGCTTGGTCTCAAGCACACCGGTGACACTGTAAACCGTCTTCTTACGCATTTTCAGGCCTCCACGGTTTCAGGAGCGAACTCAGCACGAAGCAGGGCAGCAATCTCGGGGTGGGTGTACTTGTTGTCGTTCAGCACGTCCACACCAACTCGACCAGTGTCAAAGTAGTCATCCCCGATCCGGGCCTTGATGTCCTTCGGGGTGGAGATGTCTACACTCCAACCAATGGACCGCTCAACAATGTGAGTCTCCGGAATGCCCATGTGCTGAAGCACATCCTTGGTGGGGTAATGGGCCTTGTCATTGTAGTAGACGCCCGTACCCTCACGCTTGACGGTAATGCTCAAGTCGTCAGCGAACATGGAGGAACAGACACCCAGGCAACACATGCGCTCCACCTCCTCACCATTGGTGTTCGAGTGAATCCTGTGAAGGCTTCCAAGACCCTGCTGGATCTCGCCGGATTCCAGCTTGTCCAGCCACTGGAAGAACTTCTCATTAACCGTCATTGCTTTCTCCTCTTCCTAGGCTCTGAACTTACATGCGTGGTTTACCGAACAAGACCAACACTTGTCAGGTTCGGGATCTGCCGGGAAGTCCCCTGCATTGATCTGATTGTCTGTGCTCTCGTACACCTCACCAAGGGCGTCGTAGGTCCACTCAGTCAGGTCATAGGATGCTCGTGTCAGATTACCGGTCTTGCCCATCCAGTAATATCCAACTGTGATTGTCTCGTCATACTTCTGCCGAATCAAATCAGCATAGGTTCCGAGCTGGAATGAGTCACCAGGCTTGTTGCCTGTCTTCCAATCTACAACTCGTAACGCTTTGAGCTCTGTATTCCAGTAGACAATGTCTACCTTTCCATTAACCGGAACACCCCAGAATTCCCCGGTCAGATCAAGCTCAATGGCTTTCTCGCCATCAGGCCCGATTACATAAGGGACATATCCAGGGTTTTTACGAGTCCAGTCCACATACTTATCAACCATCAGGAGGCCGATGCCGTGTCGACGGGTGATGTCCTCCCAGGGCTCATAAGGCCCTGAGGCTGACCACGTGGAAATGTCCGGCCATGTCTCACAGAACTTGTTGCTTTCGGTGTCGTACGCCTCTGTGTAGACCTCAGACAACTCATCTGGGGTCATGAGCCTAGACGACTTCTCGAACGCCTCAGCAGCCGCGTGAACGGCCGTTCCTTGGGGTAGCCATGCTGCTGGTCTCTGAGGAACCTTCTCGATCCTCTTCAACCAATACATGTGGGGACACCGTTGGTAATCACCCACTTGAGAAGGGGATCTCTTCTTACGTTCTACGGGGCTCGCGACTTCCAAATCATCCATAACGCTCCAATTGCTATTGCCAAGCTAACCGCACCTCTCCAACCATCAGCGGTCAATTCGAAAGACCCTCCCAATTGCCTCACCAAACAGCATTGTGTCGTCACTACAGAGTTCCGAATGAATCTGAGTCAAACGGCCGTCAGTGAGTTCCCAAACCGGGGCCATCAACTCATCGTTGTCGTCCACCACAACCGATTTGTAGACGAACAACCTACCAGCTCGAACCACCGCCCTTACCACGTTGGGGAAGTCATACATGGTGGCTCTGTCACTGGCGTTGTCGGTTTGCATTTGTTTATACACCCCCACATAAGAGGGGGAGGGCAACACAGCCCTCCCCCGGTCACGGAACCTTAGGCGGAAATCGGTAAATAACCTGACCAATGGGGGTTAAAGAGGTGTACTCATTGACCCTGATGATGAGGTTCCCATCGCTTTCTTCACGGGGGACGTAGTCCCACCCACCCGTGCTAGCACTTTCATTCGGAGGGAACTCCGGATTGAACTCAACAACGACGTTTTCACGCCTGAGAAGTGCGTAAAACCGACGAAGCTGGGCCAGTTTGTATTCCTTCATGTCTTTTCCACCACTGGCCATGTACTCCGCGTGGTTTCTCATGACTTTATGTAGGTATGTCTGCTGGAATTCTGACGGTACCTTCCAAGGCCATGACTTTCGGGAGAGTTCACGGGGAGTTCCCCATTCCAACCCACCCTTGATCTTCACAGCCGAAACCCACTGTTCGGTGAATCCGGTTTCGCGGGCAACATCGGCTTGCGAGTACCCAGCATTGTGAGCAGCCTTCAGAAACTCGGGAGTAATCTTGAAGTGAGTATTCTCCCTGTCTAATTCTGCCCACGTACTGATTAAGCGCTGAAGTCCGTTCATGGCTTACCCCGACTGGTCTCCTTAAGATCATGCCAGGTCTATCGGTTGACAGACCTGGGTGTTACCTCGTTCAAACGTGAGGAGGATCTCCTCAGGAAGTGGTTGACTTCGGCTTACGGGTCGTGGTAGTGCGAGGCGTCCGCTTCGGCTTGTCGGCAACGGGCTTGGGCTCTTCAAACTTCAGGAGCTTGGCCAGACCAGTCGGACCGGTCTCCTTCTTGGCCGCAGGCTTGCGGGCAGGCTTCTTGGGAGCCTCGACGACAGGTGCCTGTTCCGGGGCCTGAACAGCCTTCTGAGGGGCGTTCTGTGCCGTGTGGTACTTCTCCACCCACTCGTTCGGGATCCGGCCCCTGTCGGCAACCTCGTGACCCTGCGAACGGATCCACTCTCGCATCTTCTGGGCGTCGGTGTTCTTCGGGGTGGCCGTGCCCTTGGCACGTGCCTTCCGGACACTCACCTTGCGGGCGTGAGCCGAGTAGAGAGCCAGTGCATCGCGAAGCTTCGCGGCGTTATCGCCGTTCAGGTCGATGACGTAATCCACACCCTCAAAACCGAACTCCACCGTTTCAGTGGCTTCCGATCCGTCAAGGTCGTCGATGAGCTTGACCTCAATCTTCTGCGCCATGATTGGCACCTTGCCTTTCTGTGTTGTTTATGGAGTGGAAGTGATCGGACTCGAACCGATGTCTCGGGGCCTACATCCCCGCGTGCTATGCCTATTAGACTACACTCCCGGAGCAGGGTACAGGGATTGCACCTGTCAGGCTAAGCGGGTTGATCAAGCCCTAACCTGTAGATTCCGGTCTAACCCTACCTGTTGGTTTTCTCTCATCTGGACGTGTAGACGTGCATACAACCTTTCGGCCTCTAGTCTACCCCGTACCTTCACCAGACCTCACGTACCCCCAACGGGAATCGAACCCGTCTTTCCACCTTGAAAGGGTGGCGTCCTGACCGATAGACGATAGGGGCTTATGGCCCTGTGTCGTTCAAAGAACGGTTGGATACCATGCCAACCCGTCACAGGGACACTCACGAAATTCGGCCACAATCCGAAATATCGCGCTATTCAGTTATTATTCAGTTGTGTTATTCAACCTCTGTACCATGCACAGAGGAAGCATGGGAGATCAGCTCACCTACGGTATCAAAGGTAGCACCGCAAGTACACGATACCTCACCCTTATTGAAGCCTGGTTCAGCCATTTTCCTCTTACCTCTTGGGAAACTTGCAGGCGCAGATATCCTGCGGAAGTTTGCATCCGCTACAGTAGTCATCAGGCATTACTTGTCACTCCTTGCTTCTGCGAGTTCCTCGCGACACCGGTTCAGCTCACCCAAACCGAGCTTGTCATTCGTGACACAGTCGTACGTGAAATCCCACGGCTTCAGAAGCCCCTGGGTTTTTCGGGGCACCACTTCCACAGCTGATGTGTTCTCACCCGTGCCCGGAACAGTTCCCTTGGGGATCTTTTCACAGGCAGATATGAGGATGCAGGCACCAATGATGATGCCTACTATCCAGGTCCTCATTGCTTTCCTTTCATTTCACGGGACAGTGTGGGGGTTTGTGACAGCAACCGCAGACACCACAGTAGATATCTGCCGGAGACATTACAAACCTCTATCCTCGTTACCAGTGAGGCACCACCAACACTTTCCGCACTGGCACATCACTTCACCCATTCCAGCTGATCCACCCGTCCTGCTCGGGTGAGCTGGATCCGAGCAGCCTTACCGTTGGTCTTTTCCTCATCGGTCCACTCGTTCAAGATGCCGTAGCAGTAAGACCGATCGGATGACGTGATGAGTTCACCCTCAGAAGTGAACATGCGGTAGCGAGGATTGCCGTTGACAGAGTTGTTCAGGCGGTGCAAGGCGTAGACCTTGACGTCAATCAGTTTCTTAGCCATGACTTTCTCCTTTGTCGAACGAGTGGTGTGGCAGAGGATTCGAACCTCTCAACCAGGCAGTTCCTAGGAAACCCCTGGCAATCCTGTTGGTGAGCTACTACATCACCCACACCATGTCTTGCTAGTAACTACGTCCTGTGACTTCCAGAGCGTCCCTGAGACGAGACAGGATGTTGAACCAGTAGGTCACCTGGTCTTCGGTGATGTCGCCCTGATCCATGAACCCCAGCCATGCCTTTGCACGCCACGACAATCCGGAGTCGGGGTCAAGGCCCGGTCGGTACCCCGAGAGGCACTGACCAGACGAGAGGTACCACGCGTCACAGAGATCGAACAGGGCTCCCATGACACTACCCCATGCATCGTGCGTGTCGTAATCGATGTCCGCACGAATGTCGGCATCGGTGTACTTAGCCATAACGGTGGTCATCTCTTTCGCTCCCTAAGTGAGGAACCCAGTATAGAGTACTCCGCCTCTACACCAGGCACAACACTTAGACCTTGGGAATCATGCAGTAGGCCAAGAACCGATCACCATGTAACGTGTCACCACATCCTTCACACCACGAACTGGAGTAACCCAGCTCGAACTGTGTGCATTCGTGGGTGTCATCATGCATGTCACGTTCACAGTCCTCATCACAGTCAGAACCGGAAACGAGATATTTGGCGTTGTCTCCCCATTCCTTTACCTGACCAGCGGCACACTTCTCTGCGGCATCTGTGCCATCGTCGAACTCACCATTTGCCATCAGGTGAATACAGACGAGACACACCCGAAGCTCATGGATGTTGAATCTTTCGTTTTCCACGTCTCTTGCCTTTCAGGCAGAAGCGAGAACAATGTCTGAAGTCTCTGCCATCATCCGCAGGTGCTTGCGACGGAAGTACATCGGGTCATGCGGTCCGAACCTCTTGATCCGCTTGCCCTGCTCCCGCATGTTCCTGCGACCGAACCGGGCGACGTTCCGACGAACCTCACGCCGTGTCTGACGGTTGAGGAAGGGAACCGGGGCCTCATCGCTTTCGGAGTCGATCTCCTGAATGGCACGTGCGATGTTTTCTGGGGTGAAATCTCCGTCTGCCCCGCCACCCACACCAATGGCCTCACGGCCTGCATCGGTGAGAACCGGCCTGTCTGCCTTCTGAACCAACAGACCACGCTTGATCAGCGCATCCACAGTACGGGGGTTCGCACCCGACCATGCGTGGTCGTGAATGCGGTACAGGGCAGTCTGCATTGCTTCTGAAAGCTTGCTCATGTCTTTATCCCTTACACTCGATTGAGACGAGAATCCCCCACAGGGACCTGTCACGGCCCCTGTAAGGTCCTTCAACCCTCAATCAGTTCTCAACGCCAGTTCAGTGGCTTGAATCCACTCGCAGACAACCAAGCGTCCAAACCTTCGAACTGTTCGGCGAGTTGTCTTGCCTCGAAACTTGAGTCTGGACTGTCGATCACGGCTTTTGCGTTTTCACGCATCAGCCTGAGTGCCTCATTCGGATCCATCAGGCGTTCACCAACTTACCGTCTGCCCTGGTCAGCTCCGGGCGTTCAACCCTCTGGTTCAGAGAATCACGAACGTCTTCCATCTCGGAAATCGTTCCGTTCTGACCAGGAACCACGCGGTTGAGGATCTCATCGAAGACCCTTGCGGAGCCATCAAGCTCGTGAGACAACACGAATCGAGTCATTTCTTTACTCCTTCGGAGTGATGGAACACCACGAGTGTCGAGGCTTTCACCTCGACACGCATAGAATCACATCACTTGCCCTGCTCAAGTTCCCTGAGGAGTGCCTCAGCCCTCTCATCTGCCGTTTCCTGGGATGAGATTTCATCCCAAGTCTTGGCGCTTTCGTTGATCTCGGGAATGCTCTCCGGCTCAGTCATAACCATACCTCCATTGATGGAACATGGGGACAGAGGTCGTTTCATACCTCTATCCCGAAAGACCATCACGCGGAGTGCACCAACACTTTACCGTGCCACTCACGTCCCACCTTCACCTGAATTGTTCCTGCCATCCTCAGGTGGGGAAAGTGATCGTGAAGAATGTCCACCACGTCCTGTTCGAGTGGTACAGGACTGTGTGAGGGCCCCAAGGCATCGATAGCCCTGGTCTCATCCCACTCCCAGTCCTGCCTACGCCAGGAACGAGGGTCATTCATGTGAAGCCTTGCTCCGATGGCCCCATTCCTTTGGCACTGCCAGAGGTAGAGGTAACCGAACCAGCCTGCTTCGGGATGACCAGTGGAGACAGGAATTCTGATGTGCTTCATGTCTTCTCATTCCTCTAAGTCGAACAATCGAACACACGGACTACGGTCCGTGTGCTCTCAATCCTCTTAGCGGAAGTTCTTGTCATGCAAATTGATCTCGTACGTGAAGCGCTTTTCGGGCTTGATCCAGCTGTCTCGCACCGTGTACTCCAGTGCGGTCATCTTGCCTTCCGGATCGCTGGCGATCGGGTCCGGCATCACATCCGAGAACACAGGCCCAGAGGCCATGTACTCCCAGAAGTGGTAGAGGTAAATGGAGTCCCCCGGCGAGTGCCAGAACTTCATACCTCCCATGATCTGACCCTTGTCGTCCTTTTCGACGATGCTGATCATTTCCATGGTTACATCTCCTCTGGTAAGACACCGCACAAGAGGGACTCAACCCTCTTGCACAGAACCTCATCAGAACAGGTTCACAAACCCGTGCCACGGGGCCTCAGGCCCACAGACCAGGTTGCCCATGAAGTAGCAGTTGAAGTAGATCATGTCTTCTGAGATCCAACCCAGTTCCGACATGGCTCCGAGCATCACGAACAGGAGCAGGACCATCATCAAGGCTCCTGCAAACCACAGGCCTGCATACGCGGCCAATGCTCTGACGTTCATCATGTCTCCTTTGAGTAACCACCAATGAGGACGATGGCTTTAGCCTGCCACCCCACTTGCACGGGCTTAGGTTACTACTCATCGCCCCCAAAGGAAGCTACTTAAAAGATCAATGGGAGCCTTGCGTTCATGTTGGCCACCCGTAGTGCTAAGCGGTTCCCCTCGCGGGTTAGCTACTGCCTGGACAAGTCGAGAGGGACAAGTCACCTCACAGGCACCCTTTCGGGCTGCACTACCCACCCGTTCTGGTCGGGTGGAACCAATTGTGTTAGCGGGACGCATCCCGAAGATCGTGTGCGCAGACTCTGACCCTTAGGAGGGCTCACCCTGTCTGGCGGAGGTGATTGGCGTTTCTGTTGTGGTTACAACTCTAGTCGCTCTCTCCCAGGGATGCTATCCCCCGTTCGGAGTAACTTGTCTGTGTCGGGTTGTTCCTGAGGGGGCTAGACCTCACCACCTTCGCTGGTACAAAGTCGACTTCTACTGCCCTGACAATCCAGGGCGTCCGACGCGAACGTGTAGCGCTGCTGGAACAGCAGACCCACAGACATTGAGTTGTTCTTGCTATGGTTACAACTCTACTTGCTTGTCAACCCCTTGGTACCGCCATTTGGAGTAACTTACCTGTGCTGTTCCGCGACCTTCACCTAAGCGGTGTCGGGGCTGGTCAACAGGCCCTTGTTCACTCCTGAGCGGTCCCTGCCCACGGCCTTTCGCGCTCTCACGCTTGGTTCCTGTCGGGCTGACACAGGGGGCTCTGGGTTACACCCATCTGGCCTGGTCCCATGTCAACGGGGGTGGAGTTGTAAGCGCCGTAGGCGGGGGCTTGTCCCCGTTCCTGCGGTGTCCCGTGGTGGCGACATGGAGAACACTGCCCTACGGCTGGATACAAGTCAAGCCCAGTTTGTACCATCTTTTGTTTGCGCAGGTAAAAGGGCACTTCATACACCTGTGCTAGTACGTCCAGTCCACATGGGACGGTCCCCATAACGGCGTTTCTGTACGGGGGTACCAGTGTCACGGGTGGGTAACACCCAGAAAGGGCCTCTGAGACGCCTTCTAAGCGCCTAGAACCCCTTCCCTGGTACAACCACCCTAGGAGCGCGTGTGAGGGCCTGTGTGTGGCTGCTAGGGGTGCGTATGGGCGTCCTGTGTGGGCCTGGTGTGTGTGGGTGGGCCTGTGTCCCCGAGAGAGGAACGTGTGTGTGCGAGTAGCACACTGTGTGCTGTGTGTACAGGGCTACCTGGGAGTAAGTTAGAATGTGTGCATGTGCAAAGAGACACAACTGTGACTTGACAAGAGGGGTAGGGGGTGGTACCCTCCCCCGGCTGCGCCGGGACCGGAGCGTATAGCGGCTACTCGTTCCCGTACGCTTGTACTAGTTAAAATTTGAACAAGTTGAAGGATTGAGGGGTAACCAGATGCCGGAAAAGCCCAGGAAGACGTGTGATGTGCACCACAGTGGGGGAGTCGGGCCTCCTACTCGCAGGTAGTACCAAGTAGGACACAAAGAAGATCACCCTTACTAGTTGAAGGGAACTAGGGCTGATGGCCACTTACTACCCCAAAGACCGTGTTCGAAGGGTTTTTTGCCCTTACTGCAACGCCAAGCCCCAGGAATTGTGTGTGGGTACTCGTGGAGTTCGAAAAAGGAACCATCTGGAGCGAGTCAACCACTACAAGAACTTACTATCCCGTAGGGGGTAGGGGGTTACTATCTTTGAAGTGAGGTCCGTAGGACCGAACGGAAAAGATTATTACTACTTCTACTAGTAAAAAGGCCCCTAAAGGGCCTTGGTTAAAATATTTACTAGTATTCGGTCCTACGGACCTCACCCCACTCGAAGGTCTTCGACTTTCTCGGGGGTTGTATCGGGCCGCCCTTCGGCGGCCCTCTAGGGAACATGTCGATGAAAAATCACAGTAGTCGATGGAACTCAAGCAATCGCCGTAAGCGATTGCCTTCAAACTGGAACAGTCTCAGGAAGACTGTCTTGAAGAGAGATCCAGAGTGCAAACTCTGGTATGGGGGATGTCAACGGAGATCCACTGAGGTGGATCATGTGATTGCCGGAGACAATCACTCTCTGGACAACCTTCAAGGTGTCTGTGGGAAGTGTCATCGATCAAAGAGTTCTGCTGAAGGCAGACTCTCACAACAACGTCAACGAGAACTGAGGCTTAGGCCTCAGGAGAAACATCCGGGGCTCAGGAAGCCCCGTTTATAACTAGACTTCCCAGGAGGTTGTCAATGCCCCAAATGAGGAAGCGCTCAGAAGAGCGCATCCGGCGAAACATCGAACCGCCAACGGAGAAGGTACTAGCCTTCGGGGCAGTGACTCGACCGGATCTGGATTTCGAAGACCCACACCCCACTGTCGTGAGGTTGTGGAATGCACTCAACGAATCAGCCTTTACCAAGTACTACGAGCCCACTGACTGGGAGATGGCTCGGGTAATGCTTCACTTCTTGGATGACCAGCTCAAGGTTTACAAGAAGAATGCCAACATGATTTCGGTTATCCAGTCGATGATGAATGATCTTCTGTTCAGCGAGGGTTCACGTCGTAGGGTTCGCCTTGAGATCGAGCGTGAGAACATCAAGCAGGGTCAGATCCTCAACATTGCTGAACTGTTGGATAAGCGAGCCATGGGAGGCTAAGCAACATGAACATCATGGGACCGCCATCGGCGAGTCTGGAAGTAGTGCAGAGAAAGCTGCGTGAGCAGAACAGGGGTTCGGTATTTACCGATCTGATGGTACCTGCACTGTATGAGGAAGGCCTTAGGTGGGGTGTTGACCCGGTCGTAATGATCGCACAGTCGGCCAAGGAAACTGCATGGGGCACCTTCCCTGGTAAGGTCAAGGGTTGGTTCAACAACCCAGCCGGTATCAAGGTTCACCCCATGGAGCAGGCTTTGCTTGCTGAGGTGTCCAAGGAACCTACCCGAGGTGAGTCCTCGCTGGACCATGCAAGGTTTGCGAACTGGACCCAGGGTGCTCGTGCACAGGCTCAGCACCTCCGGCGATACGCGGGTATGCCAGTCCCCGACAACGAGGTTGTTTACCAGCGTCACTGGGTTGTTCAGCTCTTCAGACTGAAGACGGTATTTGATTTGAGTGGTCGCTGGGCTCCTAGCCCCTCATATGGCTCTGAGATCGTCGACATCGCACGAACGCTGATTGAGGTGGGTCTGTAGCCATGGGTGATGTTGCGAAGCTTGTAGACGCACTGAGGGCTGCTGGTGTGACTGTCCATGAGTGGGCAGGCTGGCAGGGTCGAGGTAACGAAGGTGTCCGTGAGATCCAGATCGAGGGTGCGATCCTGCACCACACCGCAACCCCGTATGGTTCCGCCTTTGCTGGATTGGTCTCCTCCACTCGTCCAGACATGCGTGGTGCCATGTTGTGTAACTTCGCGGGCAACTCAGATGGCAGTCTGACTGTTATCGGGTCTGGGCTTGCCTGGCATGCGGGTGGTGGTTATGGCCCCAATCAGGGTCCACTGGCCCCTTACGCGAGTCGCAGGAATTACTACACCGTTGGTCTTGAGATTGTTTATCCCGGCACCTCCCCGATGACTGATGCTCAGTACCAGACCACACTGATCTTCTCGAAGGTCGTTGCAGACACGTTCTGTGGTGGTGATCTTGAGTATGTCCGTGGACACCTTGAGGTCAATGGTAAGGGCTACGAAGGTAAGTGGGACCCCGGCAAGGGTCCTGGTGTTTCGTATGACATGAATTTGCTTAGGTCACAGGCTCGATCTGTGGTCACAAACCCAATCGAGGAAGTGGAACCGATGTTTGCTGTTGTCAATCTTCCGGCCACGCCGGAAGACGTAGTTTACGAGCAGGTCATTGGCCTGCCCGATGTTGCCGGTGCGACCGGCTTTTCGGCGCGCTATGTCCATCTTCACGTAGGTAACAAGGATTCCCGTGTTGTGGTTGCTCACTGGCAGCTGAACAATGGTGGTATTGCTCAGATGGTTCCTGACGGTTCGCTGATCAAGGCCAAGGGTCGTACGCCTGGTGTTCTCGCCCCTGCTGATGCGCACTCGCTGATTGTGGACTACACGGCTCCGCTGGGTCTGTCTGTGGTAATCGAGGCCAAGTAATGGAAATCAGGCTGTTTGATCCGGAAAACCCTCCGGAATGGCTAGACCCAGAGTGGTGGGTCGATCAGCCTCATGTGAATCACCTCAGTAACTGGGTGCATGAGTCGCGGCTAAACTCGGCGGCGTTCGCCGCCATGAATTGTGCCGAGGTCTTAGGCACTCATGTTATCTGTGATGTCGGATCTTGTGATGGTGGGCTTCTAGATCTCCTCCTGGAACCCTACCGTTCAGCCTCCTTTGGATACGACGTCATCGATAGTTCTATTGAGTATGCCAACGACGTTCGGGGTGTCAACGTAACTTGGGCTAATGTCGTAGAGTCCAAGCGGACACCACTTGCAGAAGTGATTGTGTGCACCGAGATGTTGGAACATCTTCGGGATCCTCATCAGTTCCTTCGTGACCTCAAGAGTCGCGGTGTTGTTTACGGGGTCTTCTCCTCCCCCAAGAACGAAACCGCAGACCATCACGAGTGGAACCACGCTTGGGCGTGGGATATGGATGGGTATCTCAAGATGTTTATCGACGCAGGTTGGCACGTCATCGCGCATACCGAAGTCGATTGGTCTCAACAGATTGTGGTGAAGAATGTCTGAAGATGAGATTATCCTGTTCTACTGCCCCAAGTGTAAGAAGTCTGTTCTTTGGGGTGGTTGCGGACACTAGGCGTGTAGGAATTCGCTACCTACACACGGTGAGAAGGTACACCGCAAAACAGCCTTCACCTGTGGACGAAGCAGTCGGTTAGGCAAGCGGGCTCATAACCCGTAGATTTGGTGGTTCGAATCCACCCGTCCCCACGAACCGCAGACGGGACATTAATCGCGGTATATAAAAGTCCCACCAATGCCCCTTACTTTAACTGGCAGAAGGACGCGCTCTGACCGCGTTAGTCGAGGTTCGAATCCTTGCGGGGTAGCTCTGTGGTTAGTCTAGTGGTAAAACTCTGGGATGTGGCCCCAGTATCACCGGTTCGACTCCGGTACCACAGTCCATGGCGTATAGCTCAATGGCAGAGCAGCGGCCTGTTAAGCCGCCGGTTGCTGGTTCGAATCCAGCTATGTCAGCAACCTCCCTTAAACGCGGCCCGTCAGGGTGGGAGGACAAGGGGAGTTAGTTTAATCGGAAAAACAGTCGGCTCCAACCCGACCGTTCTGGGTTCAAGCCCTAGACGCCCCGCATGTGTAATGTTGTTGAGACCAGAGTGGATGGTAAGCTTGTCGATTCCACTTGGCATGACTGTAACAACCCAAATTGCCCAACATCGGATGCTAAAAAGTGAATTTTGTAGTGTGGTGTGACGTGTGCGATTGTGCACACGGTTGGCCTAAGTGTCCAGGTTAGTAACGCATAGAAGGGATTGTCTGTTGTCCTACCACGACTAGTGGGGCTACAGGAGGCAAGCCCCTCAGACATTCGGTGAGAACCGAACGTAAAGGGACCAGTTTTACTGGTCCTGTATCTGATTGTAGCTCAGTTGGGAGAGTGCCGCATTTGGGGTGCGGAAGTCGCAGGTTCGAGCCCTGCCAGTCAGACTTCAGTCCGTTAACTCAACGGAAGAGTAGCTCCTTTACACGGAGCAGGTTGGGGGTTCAAATCCCTCACGGACTATCGAAAGGTCCTTAAATGCCATTGCCCGCATCAGTGCCTGTCGGCACGGTGACCGGTCGTTACTACGAGCCTGACGGCGACAACGCAACCGGTACTGCATACTTCCTGCTTCTGTCTGAGATTGAAGTTCCAGACGATGCGGATGGAGTGGTTATTCCACTCATGACCCAGGCCGCAATCTCGGCTGGTGTTCTGAACGTAACTCTTCCTGCTGGTTTTTACAACGCACGTGTGCGACTTGGTAACTGGTATGAGAAGGCCATCGTCATTGAAGTTGAGAGCGGCGTTGCACTCAACCTTCCTGATGCTGTTGGTGTTGTTCCACCTGAGGAGCTGCTAACCCCAGTTCGTTCTGTCAACGGGTATCTCCCAGACGCCTCAGGCAACATCACAGTACCTGGTGGTGGAGGTGGCGGGGCAGTAGATTCTGTCTTTGGCCGCACTGGAGTTGTAACCGCCCAGTCGGGTGATTACACCAAGGCCCAGGTTGGTCTTTCCAACGTCGACAACACGTCAGATCTCAGTAAGCCAATATCCACCGCGACCCAAGCCGCGATCGACGGCAAGGAGAACGCAGGAACGGCTTCGGCTGCTGTTGCTGCTCACGTTGCAGCACTAGATCCACATCCACAGTACACGCTGGAATCGGCTATTCCAAAGCCGGTCAAGGGGTTCTCGACCACGGGAAAGATTACTGGGACCTTTGGCCCTGGTGACACCTCGGGAACCTGGACGTTGGCGTCTGCTCCATGGCGGGTAACAATTCCTGCTTCGGTGGGTGACGTGCTCTGTATGGATCCCGCAATCATTGCGCTGGTCGGTGCAGATGCTGAAATGGACGTGTGTTCCATGAATCCGGATACCCTTGCCCGATTGAGGTATTACTCGTCGGGTACATCCACCCAGGCCCCCAATGGCCACGGTGGTCTCTATATGGGTCAGCAGTACAACCACAAGGTAAACCCCGTAAGGTGGGTGGTTACTGCGGATGACATTGTAAACGGAAACGTAACCCTGTGTTACATGTACCGTTCTGGTTCAGGTATCACCTGGGGTTCTGGGGCTTACCCCAACGAAATCACACTTATCAACGAAGGTTCACCATAATCAAGGGAGTAAAATGGGTTCGCCAACTCTGCTCCCCTCTCCTAGTCACGTAGTTGGACCCACCTGGCAGCGTCTTGAAGGTGGCGGATTCCACCTTCCGGAAAAGACTTTGGGTCGGGAAATTGTAAACTGGATGTTCGAATACATCCTTCAGCCATCGGGTCCACGTGCCAAGGAGCCTTTCTTGGTAACCGATGAACAGTACCGCTTTCTTTTGTGGTGGTACGCAGTAGACCCCGAGACTGGCCGGTTCATTTATCGAAATGGACTTCTGCGTCGTCTTAAGGGATGGGGCAAAGACCCCCTGGCAGCAGCTATGGCGCTTGCTGAGCTTTGTGGGCCTGTGCAGTTTGCCGGGTTTGATGAGAATGGCAACCCGACGGGTAAGCCTAAGTCCTCCGCATGGGTTCAGATTGCTGCTGTGTCCCAGGACCAGACCCGTAACACCTTCACCCTGTTTCCGGCCATGTGCTCGAAGAGGCTGAAGGAGGATTACGGTCTAGAAATCCACAAGACCATCATCTATAACTCCGAAGGCGGAATGATTGAGGCTGTGACCTCATCTCCTCTGTCCCTGGAAGGCAAACGTCCCACGTTCGTTATCATGAATGAGGTTCAGTGGTGGGTCGAGGCTAACTCGGGTCACGAAATGGAACAGGTCATCATGGGTAACGTCACCAAGGGTGCGTATGGTACCTGTCGAGCCCTAAGTATTTGCAACGCCCACCGACCGGGCGAAGAGTCAATCGGTGAACGCTACTGGGATGCTTACCTAGCCGAGCAGGCTGGTGAGGCTATCTCCATCAAGGCGTTGGCTACGGGCTTCCTCTACGACGCCCTTGAGGCCCCTGCCGATACACCCCTAGGTGAGCTTGCAGACCTCCAGGAAGACGAGGAGGCGTTCTATGAGGGTATTGAGAAGCTCCGTAAGGGCTTGGAGATCTGTCGTGGTGATGCTGACTGGCTTGACCTGGACATCATCCTGGAATCCCTCCTGGACATCCGTAATGATGTCACAGAGTCTCGACGTAAATTCCTGAACCAGATCAACGCGGCTGAAGATGCCTGGATTTCTCCACGAGAATGGGACAAGTGCCATGTGCCAGGTCTGCGACCGCTTGAACCAGGAGATCGAATTACTCTTGGGTTCGACGGCTCCAAGTCACAGGACTGGACAGCACTGGTCGCTTGCCGTGTGGATGACGCAGCAATTATCCCCATCAAAATTTGGGACCCCGAGAAGTATGGCGGGGAAGTGCCTCGTGAAGACGTTAACAACACCGTTGAATGGGCATTTGGAACATTCGATGTTGTTGCGTTTCGATCTGACGTTCGAGAGTTCGAAGCCTACGTGGATCAGTGGGGGGCCAAGTTCGGGAAGAAACTCAAGGTGCGGGCAACAGCCAAGCACCCAGTTGGATACGACATGCGATCCAACATCAAAAACTTCACAATGGACTGTGAACGATTCCAGGATGCAGTGGTCGAGCAAGAAGTCCTACACAACGGATCTGCTGCCTTAAAGCGTCATATCAACAACGCCATTAGGCGACCAAACAACTTCGGCATTTCAATCTCCAAGGCCACCAAGGACAGCGCGCGAAAGATCGATGCGGCTGTATGTGCTGTCTTGGCGTTTGGTGCCCGTAATGAATTCCTCATGAGTAAGACTGGCCAAACTGGAAAGGGGGTCACAGTCTTCCGATGACCTCCAAGTATGAAACCATTGTTACGGATCTTACCAATGAGTTGAATGGGCGGCAAGGTGCCCTAGAAGAGAACGAGCGGTACTACGAAGCTGAGAACCGTCTGAAGGCATTGGGACTTTCTGTCCCGCCTGAGATGCGTCACCTCACTGCGGCTGTTGGTTGGCCACGAATGTACCTCGACTCCGTAGAAGAGCGACTGGATGTGGAGGGCTTCCGTAACTCGGATCAGCCCGAAGGTGACTCCAGGATGATGGACTGGTGGCAGGCTAATTACCTGGATGTTGAATCTGGGTTGGGTCACATCGAGTCCATGATGCATGGCGAGGCTTATGTTACGGTTTCTGCGCCAAATGAAGACGAGAATCCGGATAATCCTCTCATCAAGGTGGAGTCCCCTAAGAACTTCATCGCCAAGGACGACTACCGCACCCGTAAGGTGAAGGAAGCACTGAGGGCCTACAAGGATCCTCACATTCCCAATGAGGAATATGTTGCTCTCTTCCTTCCGGATGAGAATGTTTACCTCGCTCGTAGTGGGCAGGGTGACTGGAAGGTAGATTACAGGGTTCCACATAACCTTGGTCGAGTCTGTTGTGCACGTCTGTTGAATCGCGAACGTCTGACTGAGCGTTGTGGAAAGTCTGAGATCACCAAGGAGATTCGTTCTGCTACCGATGCAGCTTCTCGTATTCTCATGAATATGCAGGCAGCCGCAGAGCTGATGGCATTGCCTCAGCGTGTGATCTTTGGTGTGAGCATGGACGATTTTGTCCAGGATCCTTCAAACCCTGGTGCGGCTATGGAAGCCTACATGGCTCGTATTCTCGCGTTTGAGAACGAGTCGGGTAAGGCCATGTCGTTTAACGCGGCTGAGCTCAGGAACTTCGTGGATGCACTGGAAGAGATTGCCAAGTTGGTAGCCTCCTACACAGGTCTTCCGCCACAGTATCTGTCGTTCTCCTCGGAAAATCCCGCTTCTGCGGAAGCCATCAAGTCGGCTGAGTCCCGATTGGTGAAGAAGGCAGAACGTAAGGCACGAATGTTTGGTCAGGCTTGGGAAGAGGCAATGCGTCTCGGAATGTTGGTGATCGACGGGTCTATCCCGGATGACGCCTACAAGCTTGAAACTGTGTGGCGCGATCCTTCAACGCCTACGTTTGCGGCCAAGGCTGATGGTGTAGTCAAGCTGGCTCAGGCTGGCATTCTTCCCATCGAACAGGCACGTGAAGACCTGGGCTACTCCGATGTTCAGCGTGAGCAGATGCGCACGTGGGATAAGGAGAATCCGATGGGTCAGCTCAACACGGTTCTCAATGCTGGCTTCCAGGCTGATCAGGCTGCTGCGTCAAGGGCCGGAGCACAGAAGAATGCGACTAAGTGAATATCGTGAGGCGCAGGATAGTATTACGGGAAGTGCTCTCCAGTACATCCTGTCTATCCTGCTCCCTTTCAAGAACTTGCCAATAGCCCGTGTCACGTGGCTCAGCTTGCTGGGTGCACTATTTCCCGTCGTGGTCGGTGCACGCAGGCAGTCTGCTGAATTGGCTCGTCAGTTCTACGATGAGGACCGTATTGCCCACGGGCTGACGGATCGATTCGATATTGATCTGCCCGACTATGAGTGGGAATGGTTCCTGAATGCCATGGAGCCCTCTTACCAAGCGTTTGTTAGCGGAGACATGTCGGATGGGCAGTTCGCTCAGACCGGTCTCCGGGCAATCAAGGAAATCGAGAACGCAGGCCGTAAGGAACTCATCAAAGCAGTACGGGATGAGAACGAAGCTTACCCCTCGGCTCGTATTGGATGGGCACGTGTGGCCACAGGCCGTGAGACCTGTGCTTTCTGTTTGATGCTGGTTTCTCGTGGCCCTGTGTATGAGGACTCCCAGCAAGCAGGTTTGAACGACGAAGAGAAGGCCCTTGAACTCCTGGAATCAGGAGCCGATAAGGCAACTCTACGAGAACTCATGACGAGGTGGCATCCCGGTTGTGACTGCATTGCAGTGCCGGTTCGAGATATCAATTCCTGGGAAGGGCGAGATGCCTGGAAGGAAGCCGAGGATATCTGGAAGGAAACCACCAAGTCCTTCACGGGCGTTGACAAACTCAACGCCTTCCGGCGTGCCATTGAACGTGGGGACGTAAACCCACAGGACTTCGCCGTTGCGGCATAACCCATTTCCCATCTCCCAGGAGGAGATGTAATCAAGGTCCCAGGAGGATCACATGTCCGATGACAACACCACCGAGACGAAGGTAGTTACTGAGGAAGTAATTCCTGAGTGGGCTCGGAAGAAGATTACCGAAGCCAACAACGAAGCTGCTAAGTATCGGACGGAGAAGAACAACATCGAGGCAGAAACCACGGCCCGTCTTAAGGCCGAATTCGATGCTCAGTTTAAGGCGTTGTCGGACGAAAAGTCCGCAATTCTTGCGGAGCGTGATACCAGTGCACTCAACTACAAGAAGTTGAATGCCGCCCTGGCAGCCGGGGTTCCAGGTGAGACGGCTGTCAAGTTTGCAGGCCTGCTTCAGGGTTCTTCTGACGAGGAACTCGCGACGCACGCGGAGGAGCTGAAGAGCATGTTCGGC